TTAGATCCCTTGCAGATCCGCTGCAGGGGTAGAATCATTTTTTCCGCGTCTTATAATGTATTATATATAATATATAAATATAAATATTATAATACCTTATAAGCAAAAAACCAGGATAGAAGCAGGGAACACGCCTATATATTGCTATTCATTATCAAATTCACTAGAATATGTTGTATCTATCATATTTTTTAGCACTTGTGCTTTACTACATCCACGCTTTTCTGCAATTTTATTCAATTTTTCGCGATATATTGGCGGCAAGTATGCTTGTATTGATACTGTTTTTTCTTTGATATATCGTGCATTTGCCGCTTTTCTTGCAGCTGTATATGGACGTTTCCCCATAATGTATATTATTTGCACCTCAGGCCGTCAATAATTGCTATTCATTATCAATAATCTTATTATAATACATATCTATTGCGTTTTTTAGCACTTGTGCTTTACTAGTACCCTGAAATTCTGCAATTTTATTTAATTTTATTGCATATTCTTTTGGAAGTGCCGCCCGCACTTCAGTAGTTTTTTCTGCTATATATCGTTCATGTGCTCTTTTTTGGGCTGCACCATATACACGTTTTTTAGTATTCATTATTGTATTCATCCTTTTGTATGCTTGCAACATTTGTATATATGCGTACATACAAATTCAACATACTATCGCTATTTTATACGCTTTATAACATGTTACAAATTTCCCGCTGTATATACGCGTATTGACTGCTATACTATAGCTATAGTCGCGGGAACAACAACAAAAAGTTATTCACTGTGATTAAATCCAAAAAATCCCGCGCTTGCTTCCATCAAACACGGGATATAGAAAAGAGGTGTAAAAAAGTAAATGTTTGTGGACGGCGACTATTTTGAAGTCGACGGCGTTACATATGTTAGCTATGACGAAGCTATAGAATGCGGCGCTATTTGATGACTCCAGAATAGGGAAAACAGATACTACTTGTACATGTGCAAGCAAGTCTGTGCCTGTTTACAACCTCTTTACTATACAAAAAATATTTTTTTCAAAAAGTATTGACAACGCGAAAACACGGTGTTATACTGCAGCTATAATCACAACGCGAAAACACGTTGTGCACAGTCATCCAAAGAAAAGCCAATGCCATGGGCCAATTTAACCATTGTCTCAAACCCTGGTTTAGTGTAGCGTCCTTGCTCATATCCCTGATATTGTGTTTCAGGCATACCGCATAATTTAGCCGCCTGTTTTTGCGTCAATCCTTTTTCAATTCGTGATTCTTTTAAGTATTCCCCAAAAGTCATTTTTCCACCCTTAAAAAATATGGCCCCATTTTGCAAGCGTTCACGTCGCGGGGCTGAATATATGGAATTATTCCATATAACTAATTGCAAAGTTGTTTCAACGCCGCCGGGTGCGTCCCCCTGTTATGCTATTAGCGGGGTAAACTTTGGTTACTTGCTTTTGCAAGTAAAGCACTTTGAAAATTGAATACTAGATAGCAAGTTAAAAGTTTGATTCTTTCTGTTGCGTTCATCGTGGTATAAAGAGTTAGCAAGTCAATGCGTTCATCGCGTTGCGCTCAAACTTTAACTTGATATCGTGCCGTTTTGGTAAAAGCCTTAAAGTGTTGTAAATAGCCTATACAACACCGTGACAATTTAAGATTTTTACCATATAGGGCGGCGTCCCGAAAAAAGCGTTGCAATAGCAAGCGCTGGCCTGCAGGGAAGTAAGGGATGGTTTGAATGGTTGTTCTGCAAGGTTATCCCCGAAATAGAAATTTTCCGTGAGAGCGGAAAAGGGACACATAACAGCTTCATTGCGCCACAGGTCAAAACTATTGCATGTACTACCTTTTTGCATTCTGCGGATTGGTAAAAGAGTCTTAACGCTGAAATGGGAACAAAAACACTTGACTGTACATTTTGTTGGATACAGGTAAAACAATCAAAAAACGATATTTAGTTTTGATTGCAAGTGTTTTAACGTTTTGAAACTTTCCGGTAACACATTTTGTTGGATGTTATCAAAAGGTTTTGATGGTACATAGTTGGATACTACCAACACATTTCAAAACTAGCGTGGGTATTGGACGAATAAACTACCAGTATTCTATCTTTCAGTACGGATTTGAGTGCATAACACAAGATGTTTTAATTATGGCTTTGGTAGAGCCATATGCAAGCGCACAAAAGATTAAACCCTTTTGTGCGTTTATCTACACAAGTAAAGTGTACCACAAAATGCTTTACTTGTAAAGATAAGCGCACAAAAACGCTTGTAAAAAAATTCAAAACAAAAAATCTGGAGGTAAAAACCATGAAAAACGTTATCAATGAAAACATTCTGTCCGCTGTTATCGCATTTGCCATCAACGGCGAAAACTCTTTCTCTAGCTTGTCCGCCGCTGACCTGGAAACGGTCAACAACTTGACCGGTGAGGACTTGGCAGCCATTCGCAATGCTGACCCGCGCACCGGCAAGTATTGCGAAACCCGCCTGAAGGCATTGCGGATTAAAGCCCGCAATGAAAAGGCCGCTGAACTTTTGGGCATGTCCCGCGGCCCCATGTTTACGGAATTCATCCAGAATCCCGCGTACACTTTCCCGGTTCTTGCCGTTGACAAGGATACCGGGAAATGGGTTTCCCGCGATTCTTCCCGCACCCTGTCTTTCCTGGAGTTGGATAAGGCTTTCCAGCTGCGTGAATCCAAGGAAACGGATTCCAACGGCAACCCTCTGCCCAACAAAACTGTAACCCTTGGAAGTGATTCCAAGTGGGAACTGTACCTTGGTATGTTCCTGGATAACCTCCAGTTGAACAACGCCCAGAACAACACCCTGCAGGCCCTGAAGCCCACCGCAACGTATTGCGGCGAAAAAGCAAAAGCTGAATATGGCTTTGACGGCTGCGGCAAGGAAAAGCTGAAGGCACAGCTGCGTGCCTTGGTTGCCGCAATCATCCCGGAAGAACTCGTTCCGGCTATGAACAAGGCAGATGTTGGGTATTTGCTGACCGCTGTATCTTCCGTAAAAGAGGATTCTGACCATACCGGTAAAGTTGTGGTCATGACTGAAAAGAAACTGCTCCAGTCCGTGTTTGTGACGGTGAAAACCCGCACTAACAACAGCAATTATGCAACGGAAAGCAAGGCCGCCGTTTACAAGACTGAAAAGGAATAAGCCTTGCAAGCGTTCCCGGTATCCCGATTTGATAAGCCTGGAGTTGGTGGGCCAGGGGAAGAAAGTAGCCCACCGCCATTTTCCAAAGGAACTTTTATCGTAAACAATGAAATGAGGTATAACTATGTTTGAAATGAAATTGTTTGAATTCCGTTTCCAGCTTTCCAGTGGTGCTCTGTTTAAGAGCGTCATTCCCGCGTATTCTAATGGCGGGGCGGAAAACAGGGTTCTTGACTTGCTACGTGACCGCTGCAAGCGTGCCCTTGCATTCGATACAGAGAACCAGCCGATTGCTGAAACTCTGTATCCCGGTGCACAGTCGATTGACTGCACCCTGATTGCCACGCTGTAAGCCCAGAGTTAGCAGGCTGGGGGAAGAAAAGTATCCTGCTACCATGACGGCGCAAGCTGTCAAAATGATATCATACTTGAGTAATAAACGCAAGTATGATATAATACAATAAGAGGATGATCTGGAGGTGAATTCTATGCTGAAAACTGTGGCCGATTTTCTGGCCGCTGGTTATAACCAAAAGACTGCAGAATACTTTGCCGCCGGGCCAAAAACTCTTCTGGACGCTTTTCCCCTTACGGACTATAGGCTTTTGCTTACCTATGAGGGCGGGGAAAAGCGGATCTATAATGTAAAACCGCTGATTCAACCCGGAACGGTGTTTGAATTCTTGACTGACCCGGAAGCTTTTCTTCGCGTTTACGTGGATGAAACACATTCCGTATGCTGGGACAAAAACCCGGCATTGGACAGTAATGTATTTTGGACAAATCGCGTTGATCTTGATCCAGATACTTGCTATATTAACAGTAAACCGGCAGCAGAACAGCAGCCTGCATGATTATAAAGAGGGTTACAATGTATATTGTTGACGGTATCGCATATGCAAACGATTCACACCCACAAATTAAAGTGTGCGGTGTGCGTCCTTTGTCAAACTATCGTTTGTGGCTCCGGTTCAATGATGGAACCGCAAAAGAGTTTGATTTTACCCCGCTTTTGAAAGAACCGGCTTTTCAACCTCTGCAAGATGTTTCTGTGTTTAATCAAGTGTATATTGACTTTGGTACAGTATCTTGGAATGATGGTGAAATTGATATCGGCCCTGACTATCTGTACAATAATGGCGTTACGGTTGACACCGTAAAACCCGCATGATTGATTTTGATTGAAAAGGAAGGTGTTTGCTTTGGACAAAAATGAAATTGAGATGTTACGGCAGATGATTCGTGAAGAAGTGAATTCTGCTGTCGCTGCAAGTGAAGCTCGTATGACCGCCACTATTGAAGCGTCTGAACTTCGCACACATCAGGCCATGGAATCCGCAATTCATGGCAGCGAAACCCGCATGATGACCTATATTGAAAGTCATGTGGAAAAGAAGCTTGACATGACCATTGAAGCCGTCAATGCAACCAATGAACGGATTGACCGCTTGACCGACCGTGTTGACGATCTGAGTGAAACCGCCCTTGCACACACTTTGTATATTGTCAAGGGTGCAAGCGGTAAAAACCCGTCTCAAGCCCAGTAATCCAAGTAAACCGAATACTAGATCCGCCGCGTCCTGAAATTATTCAGGGCGCTATTTTTATGCCCAAAAATAGGGCAGGAAGGAAACGAAAATGGCTAAAATCCTTGTGAAAATCATTAAAATGGCGCTGTTTGCTGCCATAATCCCAAGCGTTATTTGTGGCCTGCCTGCCCTTGTAAACGCTTTCCCGGTAGTAACCGGAATCCTGGCCGTTCTGGCTCTGGCCCTTTGCATCTTGAATGAAATCAAGGTGCAAAACAAATCCTAACAACTGAAGTGGAGGTAAAACGAAAATGTCTGTGCTTGTAATGTCTGCGGAAGCTCACGCAACCCTTGCCGAAGTTATCCGCACGGTATTGGATGAAGGATATAACTTCTTTGGTTTTGAGGCCCCGCAAAGCCTCTATGATGCACTGTATGACTGCGAATTTGAAGACATTCGCGGTTGCTACTCTTCTGCCAAAATTTACCGGAAATTGTATACCTTGAATATTAAGGCGTATGACAACCGGTACAAGATTGAAGAAGATGATCCCATTGTTCCCAAGATGCCGGATGTTCCGCCTTTGGTTCAGATCCGGCAGTATGGCAGCGGCCACGATCATCCCCGCAACTGGCACTATAAGCTTGCAAAACTCCTGGACTGTCTGATTTATCAGTGTTCCGATAAGCCTACCGCGGTAGATCCGCTTTACCTGGCTTTGGTGGATTTTGATAGGGTTGTTGAGTCGTTCATCGTTACGAATAACGATGTGTATGATAACGCGCCTTGGGGCAGTATCTGACAATGTAATATGTATAAGATTGCATGTACTTTTGCACGAAACAAAAGTACATATTTTTTTACAAAATGAAGTGACAAATATATCACATGAAAGAAACCGGGAGGAAACAAAAATGAATGCAAACAAGCCGTATGAATTCCACATGTCTGATTTGTTTGCCTTGCAGCACACAGATAGGTTTGATGGCGGTGGAACCTTTGAGAGTCTACTTTACGCTATGGCGGAAGAAATGGGGTTTGTGACCCGGTTCCGCGGTGACTTTGCACTAGATGTTGCAAGGCTTCAGGAAGAAGGAAGCAAAGCAGCGTTTACCGGTTCTTGGATCTGGATCACTCGCCGGAATGGTACACACTTGTTGACCGTTCCCAAGGAATCCAGTGAGATCAAGTTGTTTGAAGATTATGTCAGCGAAATTCTGAATGCTTTTGAGGCGAAAAAAGTCCGGGTGTTTCTGATTACAAAAGAAGCTGGCACAGAAGGAAAAGAAGATGAAGATCACGTCTGGCAGCTTTCCCGTTGTGAAATTCCGGGTATTCCTACGGGGTATCTTTATGATGACCTGTTGGAAACAACAGCGCAGATTGATGCCATGAATCAGGCACTTTCTGGCACTAAGTATATCGTTGAAAACACTAAGGGCATGGAAATCAGTCCTGAAGAACGTTTTCCGGTTGAAACCCGAAGCATGGAGATTGCCCTGCAGGAGATGGTTAAAACCGCAAACGAAGTGCTTGCTGCACTGTCAAAATCTCATTGGGAACAGAATAGGAAGGAAGCAAAATGACAATCAACCAGATTGAAAACCGCCGGGTAAAAATCAGTGCTCATTCTATTACCGTTAAGAATGAGAATGACAAAACATGCGGTATCGTTCATGCGGATCGGCTGGCAGATTGCCCAATGCGGGTTATATATGACCATTGGAAGACTTTGCGCCAGGCTGGTTTGTGGGGAACTCCAGAATACCACAATGTGGTTTTGTACGAAAACAAGCTGTATCTTCTGTACAGCACATGGGTGGAAGACTTTTTGGAAAAGTATCCAAGCAAAGCTCTTACGGCTCTTGACGTTGATTCCCGGTACGAAAAGCGCCAGGAACAAATCATGTATGCACAAACTGCCGGGATTGAAGTCATTAGTTGCTTGGTCCTCAAGTGAAACAAAAGTCCATAAAATGCAATTTCTATTTCAAACCAGGAGGGAAAATAATGTATCGTGAAGTGAACTTTTTTGAAAATAATGGCGGAGGGCTGTCTGCTGTCGTAAAGGAAAATGACAAGGTTGTCAAGGTCTTGACTGGCTTTGAATATGGCAATTTCAACACGGCTGAATTTTTTGACGACGCTGCCGACGGCTTCCCGAATGCAGATCCGTTTGAACCTAATGATTGGGGTGGCCTGACATTAGAGGAAGCAGCAGAAAGTGTTTCCAATGAAGATGTTGGGAATACTTTGATTGCAACGGTTAATAGGAATTGTAGATTAAGATCCATGGTATTGTATCCCGATGATATGGGATATGCAGGGCGAAAGCTCTTTGGCTTACTGTATAAAGAATAATAGGAGGAAATCGAATGAAAACGTTATACTTTGAGGGTGCTGGTTGCTTCAATGTCAATGAATATCTTGATCCTGAGTTTCGTGGGAATCCTCGCATTCGCACAGCATTCCGAAATGATAAGGGTGCAGCGATTTATCTTGAACTGATCTGCGGTGCAAATTATTATTTCAAGAACCTTTTTGTAGATGCCTGTTATTACATCAAAGGGGATGATGATTGCAACAAACATCGCCTGGGCATTGATCGCCATGGTGCAGCGACGATGTATACAACGAATGGAATTTTGTGCCTTCTTAATAAGATTGGTGCAACATTTGATGCTATTGAAGTTCTACCGTCACTGTCAGGGTATAAAGTCTTTTCGGATAGGCCCACAAACAACAGAATGGCTAGTGACAGACCGGTAGCAGGGTATAACTTTGGCGATGAATTTGTTCCAGATTGGGATGAAATTCACAAGCGTGAAATGGTTTATGAACTTCTGTGTGAAAGTGAACATCGGGCAAGACCACAGCGGCCTTCGTGTGTTTGCCTTTGGGTTGATGAAGAGAACCCGGCAAAGCTCCGTTACCATCTTCCACGTACCGGCCAGCATGGTGAATTCCTGACGGATGATTACCTTGCCAATAAAATCAAAATCAATTAAGAGGGTGGAAAGTATGGAAACAAACCCGACACTTCGACAGATTTATAACAATCTTCAAGATGGTCGTATCTACGGGTATGACTTCACAAAATGCAAATATCCATTCTTTGATCCGGTTTTGTATCTGACAAAAGATGGATATATTGGCTGGCACCACTATGGTTCAAGTGCAGAAGAAAACAAAATCGAAGATCTTGATTGGTTAATTCGAGAAATTTTTAGAATGACTCCAGAAGAGTTTGCACAAAAGTATATTATGCAAGAGCAGTCAAAGCTGTAAGAACGGCAACGATATGCACAAATGTTTCAGGCTCGCTTATCCGATTATTCATTCAGGAAGTATAAACAATGAATAAATAAACAAATTTTATACATTTTCATTTGATGACAAAGGAGAAATTATTATGACTACCAACATGAACAACACCGTTAAATCTTCCCGTAAACAGCCCGTTAGCATTGAACAGATTACCGCTTGTGAAGCAATCGTGTCCCAGGCTAAGAAAAATGCAAAGCTGTTGAATGGTCAGCTGATTGTATCCATTCCGGTGAAATATCTGGCAGTGGATCATGAATATCAGCGTGAAATTGCTGGATCTCGCTGGTCCAAGGTTTTGGATATTGCAAGCCGATATAATTCGGCCAAGGCGGGTGTCATTTTGGTGTCTTATCGTAAGAGTGATGGCGCATTCTACATCATTGATGGGCAGGGCAGATATGAAGCAGCCATGAAAGCAAGTCTGTCTGCTGTCAACTGCCAGATTCTTATGAACTGCACGCAGCGAAATGAGGCTGAACTCTTTATGTCTCAGGATGAAAATGTTACCAAAGTTTCTACTCATGCAAAAGTCAAGGCAGGTATTGTTGCCCAGCATGATGACTGTATGAAATTGAATGAAATCATGAACAAATATGGGGTTCTGAATTCTCGTCAGATCACTTCTATTGGTTCTGCACTCTCTATCGTGGAAGAAGATCCCGAAGCTCTTGATTGGGTATTTTCAATCATCTACCGCGCCGGTTGGAATGAAATGAAAAATGGTTTCAGCCAGTTTGTCATTAAAGCACTGTACACGATGTATGAACGTGAAGTACTGGGTTATTACCCTGGCTGCACCAAACAGGAACCGAATGAAGAGATTGGAAGAAAAATCCAGACTGTTCTGATTCCCATTATGCGTGAGAACTCTCCTACAGTCTTTTCCAGCGTCGCAAGCCTTTATTGCAATTCGGCAAAAACGAAATATCTCAACGTGTATACGATCTTTTCCGGTATCGTTGCAAATGGGAATCGTGAGTTCCTGTTGAAGCTACATAACATGCAGGTCAAGATTCCTGAAAAGGTTCTGGCTGCAAAATAATTTGAAACAGGGTATTGACAAGTCTATTAACCTGTGCTAGTGTAAACATACAGCAAAGGTGTACTTAACTAACAACGCTACATAAATACTGAAAAATATAATTTATAATATACATAGATACGATTGTTTTTGACTGATAAAAGTCCAATTTCATCACCCTGCCGGTAAAGGCTGGCAGGGTTTCAAGCTAAGTTAGCTCAATGGTAGAGCAGCCGTTTTGTAAGCGGCAGGTTGTGAGTTCGAGTCCCACACTTAGCTCCAACGTTTCCATCCCCTTGGAAACGAATATATTATATTGGCGGTTCGTTTGATTCTACTCTGCTGAACTTGTTGAACTTGCCAAGCGTATTTTGTGTGGTAAACCCCCAGACAAGAAACGGGGCAGAGCACTGGCGACTGCCTGAAAACTATTCCAGATGCACCGCGAGCAGGTAAACGCTCAATCATACCGGATTCAAAGCCATTTTTATGGCAGTCTTAACACGCAGTATCCGGTATGATTTCTTTGGTATAAAACAGTTCTTGTATTATACAAAACTGTTTACGATAAATCAACCCTCCTGTTTACCAAAACAGTACAAGTGAAAAGGAGAATGCAAATGTCTTCTAAAGCACCGCCGCTGACAATGCAGACCATCACGGTCAAGCAAATTCTCAGTCATCCAACGGATCTTCGTCCGGCAATCCTCACAGCAAAGCATCTTAGGTTCTTGAAAAGTATCACACAGTATAGCCCTTCTGAGCATGACCGTGTAGCGGCAAATAAATATGCTCCGTTGTTCTGTCTGGCTTATATTGATCCAGAGCAGATGCAAAGTTGGTTATACAATGCAGCGACACTTATTAACACAGGGGCTGTTCATGTAAACAAAACAGATAGCTTTGCAGATCAGATCCTGAAAGTTAAGGTGTATCTGAAAACTGTCTACAAAAAACATCCAAAAGAAAAGCAGGGAAAAGCTCACAGCAAAGAGGTGTAAATATGTTCTTGGTTATCGCAACTACACAGCAAAGTCATCATGTTTCTGTACGAAGCATTCACAAAAATAAAATTCGTGCACAGTTTGCAATGCAAAAAGAAGCTGGAATGGTTTATTCTAGTATCGTAAGGGCTGATGCAGATGGATTTTTGGATAAGGTTGCCAAGAATCTGCTTGGAACTGATGATCTCAATTACGACATGCTGACCCATTATGGGATTGATGCAAACTCCAATCAGGTAATGATTGATTTTATGGATGACCATATTATTTGGCAGGTTGTAGAGGTTAGCACGCCAAAAGTTATGCAAACCGGAACTGCCATTTTCAAAACCGTTGCTTTGAATGTACCGGCAATCAATGCACTGTGTGGTGCAAGTGCAACTGCCGGTTAAAACAAGGAAAGATATTTTTTACCATCGCAAAGGTGGATTCAACTAACAAAAACGAAAGGAATTTACATATTATGTCTATTTTCAAAAATACTCCTTGGATGAACGCAACAATCGAAAAGCCGGTCAACCGCGGCAATATTAAGTTTATCCCTGGGCAGGAAGTTTTGGCTCATTACGTTCCGGCAAAATACAAATCTGGCAAAATGGTTCGTCCTGAAGGTTATGAGGTTTATTCCAATCGAATCTATAAGAGTAAAACACACACTTTTGCTCTTATCAACTTCCTGTTTATGGACGAAATCAATGTAGTTGATCCTGAAACAAAGGAAACCTTCTATGCAAGTGATTATTCCACGGCGGGTTTTGATTGTGTGTCTGACGAATCGTGGTCTAGTTATTTCTTCGGAAGTAAGCCTACTGTACAGGAAGCATAATTTAGACATTCTCTAACCAAATTTTGGTTTTTTCCTCCCCAAATCCCGAAAGGGTTGACTGCCGTGAATAGTGCGGCCTTGTATTGCGCCATCGCCAAAATGGTTAAGGCACGGGTCTTTGACACCCGGATTTGCAGGTTCAAACCCTGCTGGCGCAACCATAAGTACCGTGTGCTAATGTCGATCCCTCACGTTAGCACATTTTTTTATAAGCAGGGAACAAATGAAAGGAATGAAAAACTATGAATAGTGAATATGCTTTTTCTTCCCGATATCTGAATCAAGGATACAGTTCAAAAGCATTCCAGTCTGGGGAAAACGATCCTTATTTAGTGGTATGTACTCAGAATGTTCCAACCAATAAACCGGGAAGCGAAGAAAGAAACGAATACCTTTTCGTTAAAGGCCGGAAATATCTTGCACGTAGAGTTAAAGATAAAAACTCTTTTGACAATTATCGCTGGCGTGCATGGCCCAATGAATTGACATCCGGTTCTTCTTATTTCACAGATAAGCAAATAGGCGAGTTCTTTAAGCTTACCTAACAAGGAGTAAGAAAATGATATTCTTCTATCATTATGAAAATTTACCACGGCGTTACGAAGATGACGTAATGCAAATGAACTATGAATGCGCTGTAGACAGTATGTATTCAGGATATGATTTCAAAACTTGGTGTCAGGTCGTTCAAAAAAATAGTCCCAAAGAGGTTACAGAAGAAGAATGCGAGAAGATTTGGCAGCAAGCATGGCGCGATATTGCAGATGACATTATATCTCAAAAGAAAGGAAGCTAAGTATATGAAACATTTTATGGTACTTACTCATGATGAGATTCAAAATAATATCCCGTATGACCTGGTATGTGAAACAATGTATGGCTGCCGTTGGAATAGTGGTAGCCGTATTCGTAAGTTTGTAAAAGAATTTACGCGCGAAGAACAAAAGGCAATCTCAAAAATGAAAAAGCAATCATATGAATGGTGTATCGTAAAAGGGGTCCCCGATCAGGTAAAGATGACTCCTGAAACATACAATCTTTGGTTCCGCCTGGCAGATTTTTGTATGACAGTTTGATGAAAGGAGAAAACAAAATGGTTTACACTCGTAAAACGGAAGATGTTTTTGACCTTATGTATGACTATGGGTATGGAGATGGGCTGGAACGAATTTGTTCTTGCTCCACATATAAGGAAGCTTTGCGATCCTCCAAAGTTTATATTGAGAATGAAGGAATTCGCCCAAAGATTGTAAAGCATCGGGTCCCAATCAGCAAAGTAGAGTGAAATATCAAGAGAAAATAGAAAGAGAAAACTAAATGATTAAAAGCTATAAAATTGAAAGCTTTATTGATGTGCAAACACTTCATGATCTGGCTACAAATTCAGTTGCCCATGTAACAGTATTTGATACAAATGGTTCAAATGCAAATGCCAAAAGTATTTTGGGGTTAATGAGTTTATCCTATGTTGAACCGGTTGCTATTGAATGCGAAAATGCTGCATTTTTTACTCACATCCCATTTGTTGAACAGGAGGAAAAATAAATGAATATCAATACACTTGAATTTATTCATGAACTATTGAAATCTGCTGATAAAACAACTCATCAATCTTATAAAGAAGAAATAAAAAAGAAAAATGAATGTGAAAATGTCGTTAGGAAGTTTCATTATGAAGAAAATTATGAAGAACTAACTAAAGCAAAAGAAAATTTGTCATATGCGAGTGAAAAATATAATGTTGCATATGAAATGTTCCAACGTGCACATAGTGCATTGATGGATTTTGAAGATCATGAATTTTAATAAATAAGAAGGAGTTTACATAATATGGAAAACAATACGATGAACCTCAAGTGTGAAGCATTGAAAGATTATATTTGTAATGGCATTAACCAGGCACAACTCCCGCCCTATGTCTCCAAACTGATTTTGGAAGTGATTATTTCTGAACTTCAGCCCATTGTACAGTCTGCAATCCAACAGGAGCGTATGATGCTGAACGAAAAAGAAACTGAGACAATAAATAATCCGGCGGAAGATACAGTCAATAAAGTAAAAAATAATGAATGCAGGGAGGGTAACAGTAATGAGTGATAACAAAACATGGGTAAAGGCTTATAAGGGTTTTGACAAAGACCTCAAATGCAGAGGTAGACAGTATACGGAGGGCGTTGAAGATCATGTCTCTGATGTGGCATGGCTCTGCAAAGAGGGAGTGCATGCCTGCGAACGTCCGCTGGATGTTTTCGAATATTACGCTCCTGCGGATTCTGTGTACCATGAAGTTGAGCTTGCAGGCGTTTTGGACGAGCACAAAGAAGATAGCAAAATCTGCGGTACAGACATCAAAGTGAAAGGCAAACTTGATATTGCAGGGCTGGTAAAGGCACAGATTGAGTACACAAAGTTTCATTGCACCAATAAGCACACTGCCGGTGATCGTGGTGCAGCCACTGCCGGTGAATTTGGTGCAGCCAGTGCCGGTTATTATGGTGCAGCCACTGCCGGTTATGGTGGTGCAGCCAGTGCCGGTTATGGTGGTGTAGCCAGTGCCGGTGATCGTGGTGCAGCCACTGCCGGTGAATTTGGTGTAGCCACTGCCGGTGATCGTGGTGCAGCCAGTGCCGGTTATGGTGGTGCCGCCACTGCCGGTGATCGTGGTGCCGCCAGTGCCGGTTATGGTGGTGCCGCCACCGCCGGTGAATTTGGTGCCGCCACGAGTAGAGGAAAATCCAGTGTGGGCAAGAATGGAATTGCGTGTAGCCGCTCCGAAAATGCGCGTGTAAAAGGTGGTATGGGGGCTGTTTTGGTTTGCGCTCAGGAAAATGAATATGATTGTGGTATTAAAACCTGGGCTGCTGGTGTTGTTGATGGGGTAACTATCCTGCCTGATGTTTGGTACAAAGCTGATAATGGAAAGCTTGTGCCTGCTGATAATCAAACTACTTAAAATAGGAGTTTTATAATGGAACATATTGTACAGATTGCGTTTGATTTTGACGATGAGCGCGTAAGACAGACGATTGAAAACACTGTAAAGAAAGAAGTAATTGATGGTATCCAAGCGGATATTACCAAGACATTGCTTCGTAACTTTGGATCTTGGAATTGTTCCAAAGAAAGTGCCTTGGTTGATTTGATGCGGGAAAGAACGGACAATTTTCTCAAAGATTTTCTCAAAGAAAACAAAGATGTAATTTTGGAGGCAGCCGCAAAAAATCTTTCTGAACGTTTGGCTAAATCCAAAAAGGGCAAGGAACTGCTTGAAGGACTTGAAAAGGAAGTGTAAATTATGCCACTCCCAAACATTTTGATCGAAAACGAAAATGCACTTTGTTATAAATACAAACCTCAACTTGAAAAGGTTTATAAAACAGGTGATGTGGTTTACTGGCCGGATCGTGTTTATGTTGGGGATATTTATGGAAATGCAAAAGCGCATTGGCTGCGTAGAGTTTGCTGTGGTTTTGTGTGCCAGCAGTTTTTTGGTGAATGTACAGTTGATCCTTTGGTGCGCAAAGATGTTCGTACAATCAATGGAATTCCATATAGAGAGTTTGAGCAGCAGTGTCCGACGAAATGGCAAAAGCTCCCCAAGGACTGGAAACCTGATACAGCTTTGTTTGAAGTTCACGAACCTCTAACGTACAAATTCCCTGAAATTGATTTTACTTCTCCTAAAGCAGTTTGTGAAGCTTTTGAAAAAGGTGAATTGATTCTTGGAAAGGATCTTTGTCCAGAGCTTTATTTTATTCAAGAAATTTCATCGAATGGTTGGCGCATTGACGCAAGGTACAAAGAAACTGTTCCTAATGTAATTAAGCGGTTATGTGACACGATTTCTTTGCCCACAGCACACTTCTATTCTACTTATGCAGAGGCACAGAGAGAATTAGATGATGAACTTGCTGAATATCAACGTCAAGCAAATTTAAGTGATTATGAATGGGCATTAGAGGACCTGAATAAGGTCCTAGCACATTGGGCCAAGCTCTATGGTCATACAGAAGACGAGTGTGAGAACATTCGCAGACGTCTTTTAACGCTCAAGAAGTTTGAGGAACTTGAATTTTGTCTTATGAGTAGCAACGTTGGTTATAAATACTTCAAAAACAGCAAATGGAATGCAATTTATCCTGTTCCCAATTATAAGGGCGAACTTGTTTATGACAATATGTCGATGTGATGAAAATTGTAAGGGAGGAAAAACTAATAAAAACTTATAAAGTTACATGCAATATCCCAGTTGAAATTGAAGTCACCTTTGTTGATGAAAACCATGCTTCCATGGAAGGTATAAAAGAAGCAATAATTGGATTTCTTTCGGCTTGTGAAGAAGGTGACGGAGATTATATGGCAACTATAGAAGAGGCAGTACAAGATAGCATTCGTGAAGATAAAGTAAGTATTGTAAAAATAGAAGAGAAGGATCGTGCTGCGATTCCTAGTTACATACATATGAATAAATAGAAAAAGGAGTGTGCCCATAAATGTTTGCAAATGTAATTGATAACGATGTGTTAATGTCCTATTTTTCCAATCCAACAGATTTTGTCTTAGAGGGAAACATTCATTACACGAATTATAGTGAATACTATCGCTTTGTTCGCATTCCACTTAAAAGTGGGGAACATTATGTTGAAGCACTTTATGGGCAAAGTTATGGAAGATTCCCTATCAGCTTGACTGGTAACAAATTTTTAGCAGGGAATAAGTTGGATTTTATGGCATATATTGTTGACCATAAAGATTTTTATAATGAAACTTATAACTTTTTAATTTGTTTGGGCAAAGAAAAATTATCCTCACACTTTGTTACAAAAGATATGATTCAAACGTTATGGAATTATTTGGAGGAAAATGTAAAGTTTGAATCCAAAGATGTAGATGATTTCGCAGGTGAAGATATAGTATATCAAACGGCTGTATTGCAATATGCCCTCGACAAAGAAAAAGATGCTGCATTTAATAAAGTTACAGATTATATCAAAGAATTTGACGATACTGTAACGGTTGAATTTCTTGCTAATCCTACAACCTGGGCAAAAACTGTGGTTGGAATGCTTGATGACCTGGATCGCGCTCAAAATAATGTGCCATTTAGCGAATCAAAAGGAAAGGATTTCGTTATAAGACAGTATCTTATTAGGCAAAAAATTCATGAATTTGAGTCTACTTCTTGCTGGGAAAAGGAATGTAAAAACATTTTTGGAGCTATTTCACATTGTAAGAATGTTCGTATTGCTATTGAAGTAAATGGAAAAGAGTTGATGGTAAATTACCCAGTTAGAGATATCACGAAATTTACAACAGTAGTACATAAGAAAATTAGTACATTCCCTATTGTTACACAAAGTATCAGAAACAATGTAGAACAATTTCTTGAAGAAAACTATTCAGATTACAATAATGACAGATATGAGATTCCAATGAAATTGATCTCACGTATTGAAAGTGGTCGCAAAATCTTGTGGTCAAATCCGTTCTTTGAACATTCTTAATTATACATATTCCGTTTTGTAACCTCCTTACATAAGAAAGTGTGAGTATTATGGCAGTTAATATTGAAAAGGTTTACACAAGTGCCTGTAAAGCACTTCGCTTTACAGTTGAAACTACTATGGAAGATCCGAAGCTGTGGGATGAATTCTATGCTAGTATTCTAAACGACCCAGCATCTTACAAAGACATCCCGCCATGGTGTTATTATGCTGCAATTATCAACCAGTGTAAAACTCAAATTGCATCGAATAGTGGCCGTGGAAGTGCTCTTACTGCAGCAAAGAATCTTTTGAAACAGAGTAAAGCTTTTCACAAGCAGGAAGATTTACAAAAGGCATGGATGCAGGATGGAAAACAGTATATGGTAAATGGGTTTTATGGTGTGATTTTGAATGATCCGATTCCTGGGGTTCCAATGCACCCAGAAGGCAAAGTGGGATTTGAGAATTTTGATACTATTGTCAACAATGCAAAACGAAATGCAAATAAGGAATATACGTCAGAAGAACTTTCCGCTGCCTATCTCTCTAAATACATCAAGGAAGCAAAAGCTTGTTACCCGGATTCTTTTACATACAAGGGCGATGCTCCTATGATTTTTGTTCATAATACTCTTGTACGTGCAGAGTATTTGAAAGATATGCTTACTCTTCTTCCTAATGCAAAAATTTATACTACTACAACTTCCAATGCTCCGTTTCTTCCGCTTTATTTCGATTCGTCAAGTGGAGTTGGTGTATTGATGTGTATTAACTATCGTACATATATTTTGGAAAACTTTGAAAATAAATATCCGTTTGTGAAAATTCCAGATGAAGCAAGGAATTATTTCAAAGTAGAGAACGAGGATTGATTCTTTTATAATAAAAAAAGAAATGAAATCGGAGCAATACGGAGGACATATGCTGAAAATTTCAAGTGTAAATCCCGAAGAATGGAAATACCCAGAGCCAAAGTATCCTTTACCAAAAGGATTTAAGTACAATGCTGTACTTGATATGGAGCATATAACTAGCAATAGATATATTTCAAAAGAATCTATTGAAATTATTTCAAAACTTTTTGAGCGTGGATATTGGGCATATTTGTATGGGGAATGTGTTCTTTGTTATTCTCGTCATTGTAAAAATATTAGTAAATTTACTATTGTCACAAATGCTTCTTTGCCAGAATTAAAGTCTATTTACAGTATTGCAGAGGCTTTTGGAGAGAATGACGAATATTATATTTGTGAATTTGGTTCACAAACAACAATCTGTGTGGCAGAATCACTTGATAAATTTTTGTCAAATCAAGGCTTTACGATGTTTGCTATGGCTATGTATGTAGAAAAATACAAAGAAAAAAACATTTCAATTTATGTATATGATCCATACGAGTACCATTATGGAAATTATGCTGAACGTAGAATTAAGTGTACTGGGAACGCGGAAGAACTGTTTAAGAAAGACCCCAAAGAAATTTTAGTGGCACTTATAGAAAATGTTGATTCTTGGACTTATATGGGAAAAGATGTGGATCAGGCAATTCATTCTTGTGTAGGAACACTAGATAACATTCCTCAAAGAATGATACATAGTTTCTTCTACAGCATGCTTAATTATCCCTTCTTTGATAGAAATGAATCGTTTGGCTTTGCTGTTGGCCTTGCTATGTATAGTGATGTTTTTATCAAAATGGTCCCCGAACTTGCTAACGTACTTCCGTCAAGTCCAGCGGATATTCCAGATAAGAGAACCATATTATGTGGTGCACTTAACCCTAGGCTAGAAAAAATTCTAAGAGCAGAAAATGTATTTGATGAGTTCCCAGAATTTCAAACCACGATCGAAGAGCATTGGTTTGAAATTATTATGACTATCCTTTTTAGGGGTATTAGCCTAGATGAAAGGAAAATTAGATCTGTTCTTTCCAGGATTGGTACAGACCAACAATCTGTGGATTTGATTATGACGTTAATTCATCATTGGGATGGTGAATATTTAACTCGTGGCTGCAAATCCTTTGCATCAGAATTAGTTAGAGATGTAGGCCCAATTAAAGCACAACTTGTCTTGGCAATATTATTTATCAATTTGCTTGATGAAGTTAATACAAAAGAAAAAGTATTGGAAAGCAAAGAATATCGTAAGCTTCAAATTCTTTATCATTACCTGTTTATAGAAATTATTGAGTATTAGGTATTTACGAAATTTAGTGGCTCCAACAAAACCGCCTGACTTTGTAAATATCACAGGCAGATGTACTTTTGTACGTCAAGATGACGAGCTTAGCAATGAGGAAAACGATAAGAAGTGAGGGGGGTTAATAGCAATGGCTAAAAAGCGTGCTATCAAAGAAATTACAAAAATCAACCAAAAGCAAGCAGCACTCGAAGGCTATTCCTACGAAAGGGCCTATCATACCGCCAAGCAGGCAGGGGAACCCTCCTACCGATTTGCTGTCGGCGATAAGGTAGAGGTAGGCCAGCTTCTGAACTGTGTTGTTGATGAGATTCTGGAGAGTGGGTACATGTACCTTATCCGCAGTGGTCCAAACAGTGATAACTATTCAAGCTGGGCTTGGACGAACGTTCGCCCGCTGGATGATGACAAAGACACAGAATTTGCAAAGCGTGACTCTGCATTGTCTCGTCTGCACTATTCGAACCGCAACATGTATTCCCTTCTCAATTATCACTATCTGTTTGGCGTTGACTTCAACCCCGATTATCAGCGTGGTTCTGTTTGGGATGAGGAGGACAGAGAAAAGCTGCTGGACAGCATCTTCGCAGGTCGCGAGATTGGCTACTTTGTTTTCAAGCGGTTGCCATTTACTGAGACAAGCAAAGACGGCAGCTATTATGAAATCGTTGACGGCAAACAGCGTATGCTGACACTGCTCGCTTTTTATGAGAATCGATTCCCGTACAAGGGTGTGTTCTACAACGACCTTTCATTTCTGGATAAAAACTGGTTCATGGATGCTTCCATCAGCATTGCTGAACTTGACCAGAATACAACCCGTGCAGAAGTTCTGGAAGTTTTCCTTGCTCTGAACGAAGGCGGCAAGCCTGTTGCAAAGGAAGTTCTCGACCATGCACGCGAGCTGCTGAAAGGGGAGATGGGCAATGGCAAAATGTAACTGTTGTGTGCGCGAAACGCTGATGGCTGCTTGTACAAGCGTGTAGTCGTTAAGATTTCCAAAAACAAAGAAATTGTTTTTACGTAAATTAGTAGACCACCAATTTTCGTAAGAAATTCCACCAAGAATAATAAATACCCCAAGTAAGAAAGGATGAGAAATACACATGTTCACCACAAAAACGTACTATGTCATTGCAAACAAAAATGGAGAATTTTTCTCTTACGACAAGATGACAGGTGGATACCCGTATTTTGGCAAATATCACGAATCGGCGGAGCATTTTCAAACAGCCGAAAAAGCAGAAGAGTTTTTGCTACATAGCAATTACACAACCAATCAGTTCCATGATACATTTGCAAAATGTTCTGTAAAAAAGGTGACGATTACAGAAACTGTTTCCGAAACTTAGAAAGCAGTGCTTTCATAGTTACGATGGTCTTGTTACCATACAAAATATCTTTTCAAAGAAAGGAATTGCCCTGATGGAACTCGAAGAATATCTACAAGATAACAATGTAACCCTTTGGCGAAATAACCGTGCATTAGTTAACACGAAGCTTAAAGCATATCAAAAGGAAACACTTCTTAATCTTATGGCTCAGTCTGATGAAGAAGTAGCTGCTCTTTTGAATGAATATAAAGAGCTTACAGGCAGCTCTTTTCAGAAATAAAGATTAACAAAATTTAACAGGAGGTCATCTTATGGGTTCGGCAGTTCTTATTAGCAAGCCTTATTCTGACAATATAATTACGATTGATTTTTCACCCGTACATTCTACCGGCAAAAACTATGATGTTTTTCGACACGAAGGCTTCAATTCTGCCGTTGAACCCATTCGTAATCCTGATGATATTACAAAAGCGCTTGAGTATTTTTACTCAAAAGGGGAGTATCGCAACTGGTGCATTTTCCAGATTGGTATTACAAGTGGACTTCGTGCAAGCGACTTGCTTCGCTTAAAGGTGTCGGATGTTGCCAATCCGGTATGCGGCGGTGGATATCAGGTAAAGCATGGTGTTAAATTCCGCCTGGAATGTAAAAAGACAAAGCGTTTTCACAAGCATGTTACGGTTCAAATTACTCCGGCTGCTGAAAAAACATTGCAAATATATTTGGACCTCATGGGTAAGCCGGGGTGTAAATATGAAAGCTATTTCAAAAACAACGGCTATCTTTTTCCGAGTGGGAAGCGCAGCAATAGTAATTCCAAACGTTCAAAGGTAGCCTATAAACAGCCTGGCGATCCGATTGATGTTGATACGCTTCAAAAGCTTTTGAAAAAAGAGCTACAGGGAGACTTAGAACTTCCTTATAACATTGGAACGCACACACTGCGTAAAACATTTTGCTATCAGTTTTATCGTCAGAATCAAGAATCTCCCATGGCGTTGGCAACATTGCAGGGAATTCTTAACCATTCAAGCCAATCCACAACACTTGCTTATATTGGTATCACACAACAGGAAACAGATGAAATGCTTTCTACATTTGATCTTGGTATTGATTTTGTAGAGAACTTACCGGAATAATAGAATTTGTTTCTAATTATGTAAATTGTGGTAAAACTGTATATTTATTGCAATAAAAATTATACGCATTATAATATGATATGCTCAAACAAAACAGAAAGGAAAATGTTTTATGTTGAAATTTCTTGTTGTGGTTAATTATTGCACTGCATCTCTGAACGAAACTTTTCAAAAGAAAATGGATCTGATTCGTGCCAAAATTAAAAAGTCGGATGAGGATGGTGATATTGTATTCTTTGTCGAAGACGAAATTATGAACATGGCAGGAATGGACGGAAAGGCCAGGGCGCTTGAAGAACTTAAACTGTTAAAAAAGGAGCTGCACGCAGACACGAATATTACCACAGCTCGTGGAGTGGGGGCTACACTGCTGCAGCCGTCGATGTGGCTTGTAGCGCGAGATTGTGGAATGCCGGATGAAATTGAATTTATTGGGGCCTATCTGGATACAAATATCCTTGCCAATGCTCTCATGACGAAATCGGAATTTTATAAGCGCAAAATTAGCGTTGATATGTCACTTTGCGTTACGTCCGATGAGTCTCTGAGTACACTAAATGCAGTAAAACGTATTTTTGCAGTGAATGGTATCGAAATGAAATAAGGGGGTGTCATGTATGGGGCTTCTTGCAGGTATTGCACTTGTTGCGGCAGCAACAATCAGCAGTCGTCATTCCATCAATCAACGTGTTCGTAATGAAATGAAAAAGTATCCTGGCAATCATTATGTTCAAGAATGCCGTGATACTATCATGCAGGTCAGAAGTAATAAGCGTGACGACAGAGGCACGACAATTTATGCGTATATTCAAAAACGAAAGTGTAATTTTGATCGTGCGGTTTACAACCTGGCTTACTGGCAGTGCTATCGCAATGGGATTGAGTGGGATGACTATTCGGCACATCTTTTGTGTCCTATGTGTGATGCCGGAATGAATTTATAATAAAATACTCAAAATAGTTCTTGCCATATGACGATTTATACGCTATAATACAACCAAAAGTTGTCTTAACAGAAACTAACGGTTGTTAATATACTGGAAGTGAGTACCAAAAATTCGTAAACGATAATTCATCCGCACATATTACTTGTTTGAAAATTGATTGACAAAGGGTAACGTTATGAAAACATTAAAAGATTACGCAGTAGACACAAACAAGCTTACTTTGCAGGAATTTCTTGACCGTTATAAGTATCAAAACAATTTTGCGGTATATGCTTATCAAACCGGAGATTTTTACGGAGAAAAAACAAGTTTCTCTTTTGAATGCAATGGAATTCACTACATGAAATTAGATCCGCATACGTTGGTATTTGAGTCATGCGAACCTCGCAGAACGTGGCAAAGGTTCTTGAAACAGCTACTGCATGTTCCTTATGCCTATGGAAACTTCCATATTAGCGAACCTTGTAAAAAGGTTGATATCTGCCCCCGCGATGATATGTTAGGGTATGTACTTACCTTTGATACCTGGACGGTAGAGGTTACGATCCTGCCCTTACTTATGCCGAACATGAAATCCTTGAAATACATTCTTTGAAAGCGGTTGGAAATGAAACAAAATTTAAAATAGGGGAGGAACAAACCATGCAAGTAACGTTTGTTTACCAAGGTATGTGGTATCTGATGCCAGCAACAGGAGAAGATTTTCTTACATATACTGCTCAGGGACGTTATATTGAAAGTCCAACCGGAGATAAAGTCCAGGTTTGCACTGTATGCGTTACGGATGATTTTGTTCAGCGCATGGCAAGTATTCTATCGAGCGGTCAGCCGCCGGAAAATGTATTAGAGATTGTTACAATTCGGGCAATCTTTAACAAAACCATGCAGTGCTACTTCAAAATGTCTGGCACAAATGGGCATATTCCTTTCAAGGACATTATAGTTCCAGCTGGTCTTTCTGGGGATCTTTTGCTTGAATTGTCTTTCAAAGACAACTATATCAAAAATATTTTTAAAAGTCGTTAAATTCGCTTGACTTTATCTGAGCGGTATGCTAACTTATAATCAAGCCAAAGATGAACTTGGCTAACGAAATTAACAAAATCTAGTAAAGGAGTATTTATCATGGAAGTTATTAAAAATGTAAATTGGTCGTCTGCATCCGCTCAGTTTCCTAAAGTGGGCGAAGTTTGGCTCGTAGACATTCCTAATGCGATTGGTCATCAGCAAGGCGGTCGTCGTCCATTTGTTGTTACCTCAAACAACAAGCACAATAAATTTAGCCCCACGGTTAAAGGCGTAACACTTACCAGCAAAACACATAAGCGTTCTCCTGTCCATGTGATGCTCCGTAAGTCTGATTGTCCTTTCTTGGCAAAAGATAGTATTGTGATTTGTGAAGAAGTTGTATCTATCAATAAGCCACAGTTCATCAAAAAGCTTGGTAACTTAACAGATCAGCAAATGAAAAATATTGCGATTGCGCGCATTTTGGATGAACCGTTCCTTTATGAAGCTTTTTCTGTGATGCCAGATAAAGAAGATTTTGATTCTTTCCGTTTGTATGCGTAAAACAGATTGAAAAATTGGCTCTTGCCTTTGTTTCTTTACATATGGTATTATGTAAATTAGAAAGGTGTGAACCAAAATGGATTTACAATCTGTTGAGATTTTTGGGAAGGAGCATCCCAAATATCAAAATTTATTATCATGGTCCCAGCGTGTTACAAAAAAAGAAAATGAGCTTGGGAAACAGTTGAATGATTTCACCAAAAATGATTTCGCTATATTATTTTCTGAAAACAAATGGTCTTCATATACATCGTTTTATAAAGTACACTCATTCCTTTATGATTACTTGAAATGGTTGAGTGCAACAGATAATATTATTATTCCCAGTATAGAAGCGCTTTCAACGTTATCTTTTGCGGATGTAAATTCGTCATATAGGATGGCTGAGTTGTACTTTAAAGATGAACAAGATTTTATCAATGCCTTAAATTATGTTATCCCAGGGCCAGCAATGGCCCGTGCACGAGCTATTGAAGTTTTAATTTGGTTAGGATATGGAATAAACGAAATACCAACACTTAAAACTTCAATGCTTGATAAAGAAAACCTCTCTTTTGATGGAAAGAAAATCAGCAAAGCATTGTTTGAACAACTTGAATTTTGTTCAAATCTGTCTAGCTACAAATTCTCTATGGCAAATGATAAAAGCAGAGATATAGGAAATCGAGTGGTTGAATTTGAGCTTTGTGAAAGTGAGTATTTGGTAAAAGCATCAACAAGATATCCGACTGAAACAGGAGCTATTTCTCCGAGAGGTATTAAACGTATTATATCTTTAACAAATATTTATTTTAATAATGAAGAAGTAGCTAAAAAATACTATGGCAAACAATTTAAAGGCACATGTCTTGCAATTAACACGATTTTTATTGAATGGCATCAATATGAAGAAGAAAATCATATTGATATCACAAAGTTAAAACGAAAAGAATTAAAGAAATTATTTCCACAGTACGAAAAGCGAATAACACTCAACAGTGTAAGCAATTACAAAGCGTGGCGTAATTGTTATTATGGTACGTCAGATAATGAATAGGCCCAAATAAAAAGCGGGGCTTAGTGCCCCGTCTTTTATTTATTCAAGCAAAGGTGTACTTGCCTAACCAAAACTAGCGCCATATCCAGTATGGCGCTTTATGGGACCATGGCGCAATGGTTAGCGCTGGCAGCTCATAACTGCTCGGTTCAGGGTTCAAATCCCTGTGGTCCCACCATATCCCGCTAAGACGGGTTTACATAGATATCTTAAAATGAAAGGGGTATTTAATTTGTAAAGATGCGTGGTGCAATTATTGTAATCTTGGTTTGTATTGTGCTATCCAGCATTCCGCCGCCCAGATTCTAATAATTTGACTAATTTATAGCAAAGGAGACGATTTCATTCCAGCCGCATTTGTCCTTCTCATAATCCTCGCAGCCATCCTTTTTTGGGCTTGGCTTTCCCCGCACTATGATGAATTTGGTTCCAAAATTCTCAATTTCTTCCGTCAATTCACAAACAAAAAATAAGGAGTTTTTTCAATGAACAAAATCGTTGGCGCATATATCTCTGCCTTTGTCATCATCTTCTGTATCGTTATTTCTCTGTTTTGTACTGTCCGTATTCCTGCTGGCTATGTCGGCGTCATTTACAACATGAACGGCGGCGTGGCGGAAACCACCCTTACTCAGGGCTTCCATCTTGTCAAACCCACCCAAAAAGTTACTACCTACACCATCGGCATCGAACAGTCTTACCTTACCTCCGGTTCGGACGGTGATTCCAAAGGCGATGAATCCTTCGAAGTCCCGTCCAATGATGGTAAGGGCCTTACTGTCGATATGACTTTTACCTACCGTTTTGATCCCAATCATGTCGCTGATACCTTCACTCGTTTCAAGGGTCAGTCCGGTAAAGACGTCAAAGAGGTTTTTATCAAGCCCAACATCATGTCCTGGACCAAAGAGGTCACGGCCAAGTATTCCGTCATTGATCTGCTTGGCGACCAGCGTGCTTCCCTCAACTCGGAACTCACCGCCTACCTCAAGGATAAGTTCGAGCCTTACGGTATCATCATTGAATCCGTTTCTCTGATCAATATCGACCCCGATGACGAAACCCGTGCTGCTGTCCAGAAAAAGGTCAACGCTCAGCAGGATCTGGAGCTGGCAAAGATCGAGCAGCAGACCGCCAATGTCAATGCCGAAAAAGAAAAAGAAGTCGCTATCACGAAAGCCAACCAGGAAAAAGAAACCGCTCAGATCAACTCCGAAGCCAAACTGATCGAAGCCCAGGCTCAGGCCGATGCCAACCGTCTGATCTCCCAGTCCCTCACCCCGGAACTGATCCAGCAGCAGATGTATGAAAAATGGAACGGCCAGCTCCCTACTGTGCAGGCAGGTAATGATGCTTCCATCATTGTTGATGCCAGTGATATGGCGGAGTAAAAAAAATGGATTATAAGTTCAAACATGGTGACAAAGTTCGTGTTGTTCGTTTGAATAGTCAGTGTACAGCACAGAATAGTTCCAGAATTAAAGTAGGGGATGTATTTACCATTGAAGGCCCTCTTGATCGTAGTTTTGTAGGAAGCAACGAAAGGATCTATTCCGTTCAGGAAAAAACACTCATTTTCTGGGAAGATGAACTTGAATTGGTTGATGGAGTACAGGATAACAAAGAAGCAGCCAATGTAGAAATGGTCCATTTAGATTTTATGATTCCCAAGAATAATAAAGAGGAAGCAATTCGCATTGTAAATAATGCTGTTAAAAAAGTTTACTCTTGGACACAAGAAGATATTGACCTTGCAAAAACTACTGTTTTGAAATGGGTTAATGATGCGGTTGCCAACGGTGGAAGTGTCGTTTGGGACCACAACACGTTCTGCAAAACTGAAAGAGTACGTACTATTACATGTTTCTATTATGACAGTATGAATGTTACAAGATACGAAAAGCGGTCTTTTGATTTTGGCGAAGATGATTGCTACAACGAATGGATTGGTAAATGTATCACTCTTGCAAAAGTGCTCAATAAATGGATCCCAGATTTTATTAAGCAGAAGACGAGGGTAGAATAAAATGAACGACTTCAATGATGATTCTAAATTCAGCTTTGGCAAAGTCGAACTGGGGGTAGTCCCATCTGTAAAAGTTTCGTCAGCAAATCATGTTTCATACTATCATAAAAATAGTGCAAAGTATAAAATCTATAGTGCGCTTGCAAAAAAACGTCAGGCATCTGAATTGCTAGATGGTATCCGTGTGGGACGGCTATCATACAATGAATATTGCACAATTCGTGACGCTTTGGAAGAAATGGCTTGTGTTCTGGAAATTTATGATGATTGTACTGACGGTTATGAGAAAGGTGAGGAAAAAATTAAAAACCCGATTCCTCGTCATGGTGCTGCAACACACAAAAATATGCGAAAAAGGCGATAAATTTTTTTGCCTTTACAAAGGCGTACTTGACTAACGAAATGCTGATTTCATTACATAAAAAGGAGTAAATTCTATGGCAAAACAGCGTATTTTCGATCTTCCTGTAACCAAAGGTTCTTTTCAGGTAGCCGGTATTGTCTCTGGCACCCAGAAAGACAACTTTTTTACGGAGAAGAAAGCAAAGAATGGTAAAGATTTTCGTGCCGTAACGTTTGGTGTCGAAGTAAATGAAGGCAGCTCGGTTTATCTGTCTCTGAATGGCATGGAGCAGGATAATGTTTTCTACTCCAAGCGTGGTGATAAAGAAAAGGGGATTAAGCCTGAAACTGAATCGGTTCCATGGCGTGATCGTTACAACTTTTCTAAGGAAGGTTTCACTCTGATTGGTGTGCGAACTGGCGTGAAAAAGGTTGTAAATTCCAAGGGTGAGGAAGTCAACGACAAGAAGATTCTGGCCCCCTTTGATGCAACTAAGGAAATTTCAGATAACCTTAAGGATGAAGCGTCTATCTTCTCTCGTGGTGAAATTGAGTTCAGTACCTACAATGGCCGACATCAGCAGCGGTTTGTTCCTAACCAGGTTAGCCTGTGCCGTCCGATTGATTTTAAGGCTGATGACTTTAAGCAGAATACACTTTGGACCCAGGTGATTATTTTCACTGGTGTAAAGCCCACAGAGGATAAGTCGGAGTTTGTCGTTAGTGCAAAGATTGTTACATACAATACGATTGAAGATGCAGAGTTTTACATTGATAAGGAACACGAAAAGCTGGCACAGAATCTGCGTAAAAAGGTTAAGCCTTATACTGCAATGAAAGCTTTTGGCAATATTTCCATCATCAAGAATGTGGAAGAAATTGAAGTAGATGATGAATGGGGCGATGCAAACCAGATGGAGCTGCAGAAGGCACCTACGATTCGCAAGCTGTATATTGACGGTGTTGATCCCAAGAGCTTTGATACCAATGTATATTCCGAAGAGAAAATTGCACAGGCACTTGCCAAAATTGCAGCATCCAATACTGCAAAGTCTGATTTTGGTGACAAGCCGAAGGCAACTGCTGCCGCGGATGATGATTGGGGTTCCGACAGTTCTTTCTCGGTCGATGATGACGAACTTCCCTGGTAATTATAATTGTCGTTTTATTTTAGCTTATATTTAATCGAAAGGTATCAATTCTATGGCGCGTGCAAGAAGCGGTAATGCAATTCAGTCTAAAATTCAGATGACCATTTATGGTGAACCGTTCACTGGCAAGTCTACTATGGCAAGCCAGTTTGCTTATATGAAAAATCCTGACGGTTCTCCGTTCAAGGTTTTGTATCTTGATCCTGAGAGCGGATCGATTGACGATTACCTGGGGACCATGAAGGCCAATGGTGTAAATCCTGCCAATATCTGGATTGTTTATACACAGTCTTTGACCGAAGTTCTTGATTATATTTCTCGTGCAACTAATAACGAAGATTTCTATGAGATTGATGATGATGGCAATGAAACCGATACGGTTGTGCTGGACGGTGATGGTAAGCCTTTCCGACCGGATGCAATCGTTGTTGATGGTACGTCTGTTTTGAATCTGACTACCAAACAGGGAATTATTGAATTCTCTAAGAAGCGTGCAAATGTCAAGGCTGACATCGCTGGTCTGATTGGTGATGCTCGTCTGGTTAAGGTTGATGGCGCTGGCTTGGAACTCAAGGATTATCAGACAATTAACTTTAAGGGTCAGGATCTGATTCTTGCTTTGAATGCTTCTGGTAAGCATTACATTGTTACTGCTCGTGAAACCGATGAAAAGGAGCAGCGAATTATTGACGGTAAAAAGGAATCGGTTTCTACTGGTCGCAAAATTCCCGAAGGTTTTAAGGGTATGCAGTACAACTGCAAGACCTGTATTCGTATGTATCGTGACCCTGATGATTATGATACTGTGAAAGCTTTTGTAGAAAAGGATCGTACCGGAGTTCATTCTGCTGGTGAGATTCTTGAAGATCCGTCGCTGATTGATTGGCAGGAAGTCATCAATAAGACTGCAAATAATGCTCATGTTGTCATTAAGAACGGTTTGAGCCATGCAGTTGAAACGGAAGAGGCAAAGTATGCGCAGGAAATGGGTGTTTCCAATGAAACGAAACCGGAAGATGAACCGGCACCGGCTGTTGCAAAGTCGGATGTAAAAGAACTTCGTGCCCAGGCGCTCAGCCTGCTTAAATCCATCTCCGATCCCGTAAAGAAATCTAACGCAAAGGCTGCTGTTGCGCAGGCAGGGCTGCCCACTCAGATTACCAAGATTGAAGACACTGAGGTTCTGGAAAAGATTATTGCCACAATCAAGGCAAACATTTAATGCTGATCCGGCGTAAATGTATTTACTGCCATAATTACATAGACGTTCAAAAAGATGTTGGCACCTACATTTATCAAAATAATGGTGCAATCTCGCACATTGAGTGTTTCTCTAATTACAAAAAATCACTAAAAGTTCCGTGGTCACAGCGGAAGATAAATGAGTATATTGGATTCGCTCAAAAACAAACAAAATCTTCTATGGAAGAGCTTGTAAAAGAAGAGCAAAGAAAAAAAGCAAAAAAGGAATCTAAACAGGCAGCAGGGGAGCGTTCTTCCTCTGCTCGCCGAATTTTAACGGATTGGTTGTTGGAAAGATACAACACAACGATGCCAAAAGCCTTTTTTGTCAGGTTGGATAGTGTATACAAGGGAACCTATAGAGGGTTGGCCCAACCTATTCCACCAGAACATCTTTTGGATATGTGGCAGCAAAAAATAAATTATCTTGATAAAGTTGCGGAGCAAAACCGCAAAAAAGGAAAAGAAGTAGATGGGCTTTCCCGTCTTAATTACGATCTCGCCATTCTCGTGTCGCGTTATCCTGCATACCTTACTTGGCTTAAAAAGCAGCAGGTCGCCGCAGGGCAGCCAGTAGAAACAACTGCACAGCAGCACATTGATTATTCCAATTTGACACAAGGTAATACGTCGCCTACCAGTGGCGTTGATCTCAATTCAATCATAAACGAAATTTAGATAACGAAATTTAGATAGGAGGCATTGGTGGAAGCAATACGTAACACAACCAACGAAATTATGTTCGTTGGTGCTATCTATAAACAACCGGATCTCTTGGTGGATTTTGATTCCCATGTCAGAAAGAAATATGATTTCTTTGACGAAGCCACTCGTTTCTTTTATAGCTGTGCTTCCGTTATGTACTCTACTCGTACTCAAGATTTTAATAAAACATCTATTCTGACCTTTATGGCAGAAGATGAATCTCGTTTGGCAAAGTACAAGGAGTTCAAGGGATATACAACAATTCAAAATTATATGCAGCTTGCAAATCCCAAAGATGCAAAAAACTACTTTCAGATTTTGAAAAAATTCTCTCTTTTGCGAGAATATCAGCGCAATGGTTTCAATATTGAAGGCATCGTTAAGCATCCGAAATTTGAATTGTTTACAGCAAATGATATTTATAGTCTGATCCGTGGTAAGGCCGACAGAATCAATACAATCATTCTTACAAATCAAGAGTGCGTTGTTTTGAATCAAAATATGGTTCAGACGGTCAATCATTGCCTGGAAACTCCCGATATGGGCCTTACAATTCCGTTCCCAATCATGAATGAATTGTTCCGCGGATTTAAGCTAGGTACAATGATGTGCACCGGTATGCTTTCCAATGCTGGCAAGAGTCGATTCATGTTTAAGTTGATTGCCTATATCGCATTGGTGAAAAAGCAAAACGTTGTGGTTCTTCTTAATGAAATGTCTGTAGATGAAATGCGATTCTGTTTGCTTACAACAGTTGCCAACAATCCAGAGTTTCAGGAACTTCATGGTGTGCACTTCACAAAGCAGGAACGTGAGATCACCCTTGGTTTGTACCAGGATGTAAAAGGAGATTTCATTTATCGAGAAAAGGGAGAGGATGGCTGCTTTACAGAAACGATTGAACGATATATTGAACGTGTTGGGAAACAGTCTGAGGAATATCGAAAACTAATTACGGTTGCAAAGTGGATTGATGCAGAAGGACAGGGACTTATCTATGCAAAAGATGTCAGTTCTGCTTATGACGATAAAACCCTTGAGTTTGAAATTCGCAAATCGGCAATCACACAAAATGTAAAGTATTGTTTCTATGATACTTTGAAATCTGACATTGCAGATACCGGTGACTGGGCAGCATTCAAAATTACAGTTACGAAGCTGACAGAACTTGCAAAGCAGCTCAAAATCTTTATGTATGGTTCTATCCAGCTCTCCGATGAAGCAAATACGATTCTTCCAGATGAATTGACTTCAAGCCAAATTGCAAACTGTAAGCAAATCAAACATATTCTACATACTTTGGTTTTGTATAAAGAAATTCCTCATTCCATGTTTCATCGCTATGGGTATCTTTACAACGATGCAGACTGGGGAGATCCAGTGGTTCGTGATTTGGATGTAAACAAGCGTTATTACATTGGTAACGTTGACAAAAACCGCTTCGGCCAAAAGAAAAAACTTCTATTTGAACTCAATCTGGATACAAATGTTTGGGTTGAACTTGGTGAAGCTGTAAAAAAGTAAACCAATAACAAACAGATAAGGAGTTTTTTATGGTCGATATCGGGGAACTCAAATCTTATATCTTGGAGCAACAGCAAGTCGAAACCATTCTTCAAAATCTTGGTTGCCATCATATTAAAAATAAAGGAAAGTTTTTTCAGTGTGCAAACCCGGATGGTGACAATCCAACAGCAATTTGTGTTTACCTTAATGACTATTTGACCACATTAAATTACACCCGTGATATCACCAAAGGGCACTCTTCGGCAGATATTTTTTCTTTGGCCGAGTTTATTCTTGGAACATCGTTCCCCAAAACTGTTCAGCAAATTTGTTCTTGGGTAGGACTTGACTATTATCATGATTTTGAATCAGATTTGCCAGAGAGTTTCAAAATTACAAAAGAGCTGATGGCTCTGCAAAACGATGATATATCATATGTTAAAGAATTGACAATGGTTAAGCCGATTCCTGCAGTGATATTAAATTATTATACCAAGGCGGCAAATCCACTTTTCTTTGCAGATAATATTTCTTACCAAACACAGAAAGAATTTGAATTGGGGTACGATCCACAAACAAACCATATTACTATTCCTATTAGGGATGAACTTGGAACACTTGTTGGCGTAAAGGGTCGTCTTTTTGAAACCCCACAAGAGGGAGAACCTAAATATACCTATCTTGAGCCTTGTGCAAAAGGCCGCATTTTGTATGGACTCTATAAAACACTTCCTTATATAAAATCAAATCAAAAGGTTTATGTAGGAGAAGCTGAAAAGTCTGTTATGCAGATGTGGTCTATGGGGGTTCAAAATTGTGTGGCAACTGGTGGTAAAACGATCTCTGGTGCCCAGGTTGAGATGCTTACAAGATTGTGTGTTCCGATTGTGTTTCTTTTCGATAAAGATGTTTTGCCAGAAGAACTGGAATCCTTATCCAATCGCTTCATTGCAGGAACGGCAGTATACGCAGCTATTGACACAAAGGATATTCTTTCCCCAAAACAATCCCCAACAGATGATCCAGAAAAATTCGCTCGTATGATTCATGAATGTGTTAGGAGGATCAAATAAGTTGTCATTGTCGGTTAAACTAATCGAAGGGTCAGATAATAATTTTCGTGACCCAATCCCCACTATTTTTGCCAATCGGCATGTGCAAAATGCACAAAACGTCCTTAATCCGTCAAAGTCTGTTTTTCACAGCCCATACCTCTTAAAAAACATCGAAGCAGCGGCAGAAATTTTCGTAAAACACGCAGATTTGGCTCATGAAATCTCAATTTTATGCGATTGTGATCCTGACGGATTTACCTCGGCTGCACTGGTATATCTTTACCTCAAAGACCTTAATTTTGGCGGAAAAATCAATGTGCTGTTTCATGTAGCAAAACAGCATGGTCTTGCATCGGATATTAAGGTCCCTGAATCAACGAGCCTGCTTGTTATCCCGGATGCTGGTTCTAATGATGTGATGCAATGTCAGGAGCTTTCCAAGGCAATGGATATTATTATTCTTGACCATCACATTTGTGATGCTCCTAATCCTTATGCCACGGTTGTAAACAACCAGATGTGTGATTATCCCAATAAAGATCTTTCTGGTGTCGGAATTGTATACAAGTTTTTGCAGGTTGTTGATGACATTCTTTGGAACTCTTATGCTGACAAGTATTTGGATTTGGTTGCTTTGGGAAATATTGCAGACGTAATGGACATTCGTTCGCCTGAAACATATTCTTTTTGCCGTATCGGGCTTGCCAATATTCAAAATCCTTTGATGAAAGCATTCATGGAGGCAAACAGCTTTACGATTCAAAGCGCAATTCCCACAATTATTGACGTCCAGTTCAACTTTGTCCCAGCCATGAATGCAATTATCCGTGTTGGAACTCAGAAACAGAAAGAACAAATGTTTTATGCTATGGTTGGCAAGCAGGAAAGCTTTGAATATACCCCCACACGTGGCAAGAACAAAGGTGTTACAACAACAGAAACGTTAGCACAGCATGTTGTCCGTGAATCCGCCTCTGCTCGTTATAAGCAAAAGAAAACAAAAACTGTGGCGATTGACGCAATTCAACAAATGATTGAAAAATATCATTGGGATGACAATAAAGTTTTGTTCTGTAATGTATCCGGGATTCTGGATCAGTCGCTTACCGGTGTTACTGCAATCAATCTTGCAGAAATGTATAACCGTCCCTGTGTACTCCTTCGCAACGAAAAAGCAGAGAATGAAAACGAACAGATTGAATTTGGTGGTTCGTGTCGTAACCCCAATTATAGTCCAATTCCCAATCTGAAACAGTTTTTGGAATCCACAGGTCAGTTTATTTATATTCAAGGACATGACAATGCAGCTGGCGTTCGTATTCTTAAACAGAATATTCCGGTGGCAATTAGTGCGTGTAACGAAAAACTTAAAGACATTGAATTTGATAAGTGCTATTTTGTGGATTTTGATCTTGACGCTTCTGTACTTGGCATCAACCTGATCCGTCAAATTTATTCTCTTCGCTATGCGTGGGGGCAGGGGATGGAAGAACCTCTACTGATGGTTCGTAATATTCCTTTGGAACGTACCTCGATGCACATTGTTGGCAAAACATCTAACACCTGGAAATATGAATCTGATTCTGGCATTACATATATTCGTTTTACATGCCCGCAAAATGATCCGGTTCTTTCTTGGGTGAATGAAGCATGGGATCAATCTGATTGTATTTATATCAACGCAGTTTGCAAATTGTCTGTTAATCAGTTTCAATCTGTGATTACTCCGCAGGTTCACATTATTGACTGTGAGCAGGTAGTAGAATAATGGAACAATTTGTCAACCTGCATGTTCATACAGCAGTAGGTTCTCTACTTGATTCGATTCTCACTGTTCCAGAAATGGTAGAATTTGCGGCCCAAAATCACCAGCCTGCGATTGCAGTTACAGATCATGGCAAAATGAGTAGTTTTGTCGATGTTGTCAAAGCTTGTAATAAAAAGAACATCAAGCCCATCATTGGCTGTGAGGTTTATGAGGTTGATGACCAGGCTTTCAAAAACGACACAAAAGATTATAAACAGCCGCGGTATCATCTGGTTCTGCTTGCAAAAAACCATCAAGGATTGCTAAATCTTTTTAAGATTGTATCTAACGCATGTATTGATGGTATGTATAAAAAGCCCCGTACATCCCTTGATATCATTAAACAGAACGATTGGGGCAAAGGTATTATTTGCCTTACAGCCTGCCCCGCCGGCCGTCTTAGTACACTTCTTGTAGCTGGTGAAAAAGAACAAGCAAAAGTAGCATACAAGCGGTTTGAGGCAATTTTCGATTCCGTTTTTGTGGAGATTCAATCCCATAATACCCCTAGCCAGGCTGAGGCAAATGCAGCGATTGCCGAGTTTATCAATCAATATCAGTTGCCATATGTAATTACAACAGATGCGCATATGCTGTCTGCCAAGGACCATGATGCACATTCAATCTTTGTAAAAATTGGTGAGGGTAGAGAGCCGGGGGAATCTTACACCGACTGTTATTTGCAAACAGCGGAGGATGTATATAGAATCCTGGGATCTCAGTTCTCACACGATTTTGTTCAGCAAGGTATTGTAAATACTGTTAAAGTAGCAGAACTGATTGAGAATATTGACATTGGTCTTGACCATCCTAACCAGATGCCAGAAGTTAAAATCAATGGCAATTTTAAGTCACACCTTGATTATCTTCGTTATCTTGTCTATTCCACATTCCAGCAAAAATTTGGGCATATGTCGGAACAAGAACAACAGATCCGTCGTGATCGTATTGAGATGGAACTGGATGTTCTAGCCTATGTTGATTATATTGACTACTTTATTATGCTCTATATGCTATGCCAGGAGGCAGATAAACGAGGTATCCCGCGTGGCTACTCTCGTGGTTCTGGTGCAAACTGTCTTTGCCTGTTTATGCTCAATGTTACGCAGATTGATTCCGTTCGTTGGGATTTGGATTTCTCCCGTTTCGCCAATAAGGGGCGAAAATCTCTAGCAGATTAACAAACATTTAAATCAGATAATGCCAATTCTAATAGAGGGAGTTGGTGTTAAATAAGAAATCATTATAAGCTCTTTGAATCAGATACAGTAGAAAATGAAATTTTGAATCTATATAAACATGGAAACTCTTATAGCACAATAAATAATTTAACCAATCGTGTATATGGGATATATCAAATTAGTAACTTTATAAAAGCACATGGACAATCTCGTAATGACCATGAGAAATCTTTAAAATATAGTTTCAATATACATTATTTTGATGTTATAGATTCAGAAGAAAAAGCCTATTGGCTTGGTTTCATTTATGCTGACGGATATATAGTTAATGCAATTCCGGGCAAAACACATGATGCGTTTGGGATTGCATTGTCAAGTAAAGATAAAATTCATCTTGAAAAATTTAAGTACGCCATAAATTCTACTCACCCGATAAATGATTATGTTTCTGCATATGGAACAGGGATATCAAGAATTGTCTTTATAAATCAATGTTATATAGACAATTTAATTTCAAAAGGAGTTCTTCGTAATAAAAGTTTAATCTTAAAATATCCATCTTATGACATTGTTCCTAAAAAATATAGCATTCCTTTTATTCGAGGATATTTTGATGGAGATGGCTCTATTAAAAGAACAGGGAAAAGGCGAACAGAAGCGAAAGATCCATATGATGTTAGTTTTATTGGTACAAAAGAATTTTTAATAGCAATTCAAGATGAACTCGGCATGTATTCAAAACTGCGTCAAGCATCAAAGCATAATACAAATAGCTATGAAATAGTCTTTGGTGGTTTTCGCAAAGCATTATCTGTTTTAAATGTGTTGTACAATGATGCAACCATATATCTTGATAGAAAATATGAAAGATATTTGGATATGCTAAATGTACAAAATAGTCGTCTACAGCAGTGATGTTGTAGATTATCAGATGTGTGAACGTATGATAAAACGGTGTACATTTAACGTTTAGTAACCACAGGAAATGGTGGCTAATAAATGTGCTAACAGGGAAAACCTAAGTCTTTACAGATATGGCAATCCTGTGCCAAGTCTTAACTTTATGTTAAGGAAGGTCAAACGACTAACGGGTTGCGCCGTGTAGGTTGGATTTTATCACCAATCGAAGTGCCATCCACCTTATTTGTTAAGGTGAAGATATAGTCTATACCCCTAATAAATATCGGGAAACCGAGGGTAGTAATAGTTCGATTTCGACATCTCCCGTCGCCGCCGTAAAGAGCTGGTTGAAATTTCTGAAGAACTTTTTGGCAAGCAGAATGTTGCCCCTATTGCTACATTTAATACACTTTCTACTAAAGTTGCCATCAATGATATTGGTAAAGTGTTAAATGAAGATCCGACAAGCCCTTATTTTGGGAAAATCCCCTATGATATGCGTAAGGCTGTTACTAAGCTGATTCCTACAGTTAAAACCCTGGATGATCTTGGGCAAGAAACAGAAAAAGATGTTCTTTTGAAAGATATTCTTTCCAAAAATGAACAGCTGTCTGGCATTTATGAAGAGTTCCCGCTGTGGTTCCAGTACGTTATGCGGTTGGAAGGCTTGCCCAAATCTATGGGCCGTCATGCAGCTGGTACGCTTATTACTCCTAAACCTGTAATTGAATACTGCCCTTTGTGTCTGGATCGAGAAGGCAATCAGATGTGCCAGCTTGAAATGCACGCCGCTATGGATGATTTAAAGCTTGTTAAGATGGACTTCCTTGGCCTGGAAAATCTGGACACCATTGATGACACACTTAAAATGGCACATTTGACTTGGCAGGATGTAGATATCAACCACCTGAATTTGGACGACAAGCAGGTTTATGACACAGTTTATAAAAGTGGGAACACTATTGGCATCTTCCAGATGGAATCTGCTGAGGCTCGTAAAATGTGTATGGAGGCAAAATGTGATAATGCCGAGGATATTATTGTTGTGAACGCAGCTAACCGTCCTGGCACAAAAGAAAGCTTCCCAACGTACTGCTTCAATAAACTAAACCCTGACAAAGTTACGGTTTTGCATCCAGCAATCAAAGAGCTTTTTAACAAGACACAGTACATTTTGCTTTACCAAGAGCAAGCTCTTTCTATGTTCCGTTACGCAGGCTTTCCTGAAACTGAGGTTGATAATGCCCGGCGGGCCATTGGTAAAAAGAAAAAAGATGTTATGGCATCTTTGGAGCAGCAATTCCGTGATGGATTGAACAAAAAAGGCTGGACGGAAGAACAAATCACAGAAATGTGGCGTTTGATTCTAAAACAGTCGGAATATTCGTTCAACCGCGGTCACGCTGTTGCTTATGGCTTGCTTTCATATCTAACAGCCTATCTTAAAACGCATTATACAGTGTATTTTATGACGGCATGTTTGATTGCAAAGCAAGACGATCCTGGCAAAATTGGTATTTTCATCAATGAATGCAACCGTCTTCATATTAGGGTTCTCCCACCAAGTGTCAATAGATCTGATTTGACTTTTGCCCCCAATGCAAGCAAAAACCAGATTCTTTTTGGTCTTGGTGCAATCAAGGGCCTTGGGGATGATTTCTCTAAACAAATCATTGCAGATCGTCCTTATGAAGGTTTTCAGGATTTTCTTTCTCGTGTAAACGGTGGCAAGGTTGGCACTAAAAATGTTGTTCAGCTTATCAAGTCTGGTGCAATTCCTGCAAAAGACAAGTCTGAAATGCTTCTCCGGTATGCCAATATTTTGTTTGATTCAACGTATAAAGAGAAAGAATTTAGGGTCATGGCCTCACTTCCCAAAATTTCTATTTTGCGTGATGAGTGGGGGATTGATACGGATTCTGTAAAATCCAAACAAGAACGTTTGGAACTTTATAATCAAAAGCGAAAACAAAAATGGGATTCGGAACGTCTTTCTCGTCTTACAGCCAAGGAAACGGCTCGCAATACATATTTGGAATCTTTCAAATCAACTTATATGAAAAAACCTCATATGTGGGAATTTGAAACTCTGTCAATGTTTTTGACGGATAATCCGATTAAAGATTCTTCACAGTATGTTTCACAAGCTTTCTCCCAAGCGGCTGACCAGCAAAACGTTACAGTGATTTGCGTTATTGTTGATATTCAACGCAAAAAAGATAAGCGCGGTTCACAGTTTGCATACCTTCATGTTTATACACAAGAGGGAATTATTGAAGCAGTGTGCTGGGCTAATCAATACAGTGCTTATTCAAACCTTATTTCTACAGGTAATGACATTGTGATTTATGGTAAAAAGAAAGAAAACTCCCTTATTGTAAGTCGCATGAAACCTTATAAACAGTGGTGTATAGATCGTAATTTGTAAAAAAATATGTAAAAAGGAGTTGTTTGTTATCAGCCAGCAAATTTGTCAGTTCCTTGCTTATCCTCAAGTGGAACGTTTTTATAACCAGGATTCTGGCTTTGGGGTATATACTTTTTATACCCCAGACGCCATCCCTGAATCCAGGCCTTATCATCCTACGGCAGATGATGCAATTTTTAGTGGCTTTCAAAAAACAGTGCATATGTCAACGCTTGCTGGCTGTATGCAGCAACTGTATTTGGGCACAGAATATAAAGTAGAAGCAGAACTTCAGTACAATAAAAAATATAACTCGTATCAGTATAAGCCAATTACAATTCTTGCCACAACCCCCAAAAATGTACAGCAACAAAAAGCATTTTTGCAATCTATTATAAATCCTCGTCAGGCGGATGTTCTTTTGGAAAAATACCCAAATATCGTTGAAGATGTTGTCAACAAAAGAGATAATGTGGATACCTCTACCTTGAAGGGTATCAAGGATTATACTTGGAAAAGAATTAAAGAAGCGATCATCAATAATTATGTTATTTCAGATATCCTTGTTATGCTTCAGCCCCTTGGGGTATCCTATAACATGATTAAAAAGTTGGTCGATTCTGAACCAAATCCAGCTCTTTTGAAAGATAAGCTATTGAAAGATCCATATATCATGACCAAAATTCGTGGCCTTGGTTTCAAAAAGGTTGATGATTTGGCCCTGAAATTGAATCCAGATCTTCGTGTGTCCACCAAAAGAGTCTATGCCTTTATTCGATTCCATCTAAATTATGTTGCTTCTCAGGAAGGACATACATGGATTTATATTTCTCAGCTTAAAGCCGCAGCCAAAGATTCTATTTCAGAATGTATGGAGTTACTTGAGCAGGTGATTTCTAGTGAATCCTCGTGTAGAACGATGTTTGTTGTAACAGCGAACAAAATTGGATTACGCAAATATTACGAATATGAGATGGATAGTTTGGATATTCTTCGCTCTATCAATAAAATGAACGATAGCGCTAGTTGGAATATCTCACAAGAAACGATTGAAGCAGGTATTAAAGCCGCAGAAGAACAGCAGGGATTTATCTATACACAAGAGCAGAGTGAACTGATCCGGCAAGCCGTCCAAAACAACGTTACAGTCATTTCTGGCAAAGCAGGTACAGGTAAAACTTCAATTAGTCGTGGCATTATCAATATCTATAAAAAAGCAAATAAATCTATTGCTTGTTGTGCTCTCTCTGCTAAGGCTGCCCAGCGTATCACAGAAGCTACAGGGAATCCATCAAGCACAATCCATCGTCTGTTGGGCTGGTCGGGAACTGATTTTTGCCATAATCATGATAACCCACTTCAAGCAGATGTGCTATTTTTGGATGAAGCATCCATGGTTAATGTTGACATTTTTTATCATTTGGTCTGTGCGGTTAAGGAGGGGGCAAGGGTTATTCTTTGTGGTGACAATCGCCAGCTTCCTCCGATTGGTGCAGGTAATATTTTTAGTGATTTGCTGGAGTATTCAAAAGATTTTAATGTCAACAAACTTACCAAGGTTCAGCGCCAAGCACAAGATTCGGGTATTCTTTCTGATGCTAATAAGATCCGTGAAGGAATTAACCCGCTCGAATTTGCAGATTCTAAAATCGTTACTGGTAAACTTCAAGATATGGTTTACATGTTCAGGGATTCTGCGGAGGTATTGCAGCAAATTGCAATCAAGACATTCTTTAAGTCTGTAGAAAAAGATGGCTATGATGATGTTATTATCGTAACACCGCGGCGTACTAATTGCCCGAATTCAAGTGCGGAATTGAACAAAAAGATTGCGGCTGAAATTTTTGCTGGCAAACCGGAATCTGAAGGTTTCACATATGGTTCTATTACATTTTATCCTGGTATTAAGGTAATGCAGCAGGCAAACAACTATGATAAGAACGTTTTTAACGGAGAGGTTGGCTATGTTGATTCTATTACCACAGATGAAAAAAGAACCAAAGTAATTACTGTAAAGTATCCTTTTGGTACAGAATCTAAGATGATTCAATATAATCCCAATGAATTGTCTGAACTTGATTTAGCATATGCTTTAACTTGCCACAAATGCCAGGGTAGTGGTTACAAGACAGTAATTGCAATTATTGATACAAGTCATTACATTATGTTGGATTCTTGTCTCCTTTATACAGCTATTACTCGTGCAAAAAAGAGATGTCTTTTGTTGGCAGATCCCAAAGCATTCATTCGCTGCATTAACACAAACAAGAGTACTGCGCGGCAAACATGGCTCAGTGAAATGCCACATTGAAACGTTAAAAAATATTTTCAAAAGTGGTCAAATTTGCTTGCATTTTAATTTATCTGTAGATATAATATATTTATCAAGCACAAAGGTGGATTTAGCTAACAAACATCGTATAGTAGATTGAATATGCAAGCAAATATATTTTTTTGTCGTTGCAAAGGTGAACTTAACTAATATATGCGCTTTACTTCTTCAAAACATCAAAACATATGACAGATTACAGATTACTTAAAATCCCTTCGAGAGAGCATTTAGACGTGCAAATTCTGGATGGAACTCAAGAGCATCATATCTTACAAATTATCACATCAAAAGCAAGAGATATCCGGCCAGATAGAACTTTGTACACTTTCAAACTATATGATGTTGGGTCAGATGGTTCTTTAATGTTTTTAGAAAAGAACGAAAATGAACCGAAATTTATTAACGAAAGGTTTCGTCAAACCGATAACGTATGAAATATACAAAGTCTTATAGACACTATTTTTTATATTTCCGTTCTGACTATCCTTTTAACCAAGATCCGCAGCTTCTTGCGTTTCACACTTATTGTGCTAAAAGTTATGATTCAAAACATTATTGTGTTGAGCAGTCAGATGGCGAAATGATTTTGGTCCCAAAAGAATATGAAGACGACTTGTATGTAGTCATCAATCACCTGAAAGGAAAGTGAAAAAAATGAAACCATATACAAAAGTTTCTAAATATTCCGATACAAGTTATGAACGTGAAACATTGATAAGCTATTGCGATGCAGAGAAAACAGCATCTTGTTATACGAGAAACTTTTCTATGATGGAGCGGCTTCGCACTCTTGCCAAAGAACGCCCGGAGGACGTTAAGCTAGTGCAAGATTCTGATTTTTGTGTCGAAGTTATCCTTCCTAAAAAGTGGGTTAAAATTCGTCCATCCAGAATTCTTACCCCTGAGCAAAAATCAAAAGCTGTAGAGAGAGGGAAAAGAATCTATGAAATTCAAAGGATGAAAAAGGAAGCCAAAAGCAAAGTAAACGAAAACAAACAATAAATTTAGGAGGTATCTATTTTGAAGGTAACACTTCTTACTCACACCCCAGAGCCGGAAAAGATTGTGGCAGCAGCGGCAAAGCTTTGTTATTCAAATGCCCCAGTTTCAAAATTGATGGATGACCTGGATGAAGAAAAAACAACTTCATTTCTGAATAAGCTTTCTGGACTAGGACACGCTTCCCCAGTGGAACACTGCAGCTTTACTTTTGCTATTGAGGGTGTGTCACGATCGTTTCTGGCCCAGATTACTCGCCATCGTATCGCAAGTTATTCTGTACGCAGCCAGCGCTATTGTCGGATGACGGGGGACGACATTGTTTGCCCGCCAGCTGTAGCAGAAGATTATGAAGCCAATGAAGCATTCTCGCAGGCCATTCAGTCAATCAAATTTACATACAATCATCTTCACAATATCTTGGAAGATAAGCATACTGAAATGCTTATGCTGAATGACGCTTCTCTCACTGAACCAGAAGCTCGTAAAAAAGCCAGCAAAATGGCAAACGAGGACGCCCGCTTTATTCTGCCAGAAGCTTGCGAAACCAGCATGATTGTGACAATGAATGCACGTGAACTAAATAATTTCTTTAAGCTTCGTTGTTGCAATCGCGCCCAATGGGAAATCCGGTCTGTGGCAGATGAAATGCTAAAGCTGGTTTATCCCATTGCTCCAACTTTGTTTAAGAGCGCAGGCCCCGGCTGTGTTTCTTGTGGGCATTGTACAGAGGGAGCTATGACTTGTGGTCATAGTGATTATGTTAAGGAAAAATATTCAATGCTAAAGGCGACTGCTGGTTTGCCCGATTTTACATAATATTGAGCATTAGATTAGTTAAAGGGGATTGTTTGAAATTATTTTCAACGATTCCTAGCCATTCGATTGATTTAGTCATTTGTGACTTACCCTATGGCCGCACACGTAATTCGTGGGATACGATAATTCCTTTTGATGCACTTTGGGGAAGTTACAATCGGGTTATCAAAGAAAACGGAGCCATTCTTCTCTTTGCAGATGGAATGTTTATGGCAGACTTGATGCAAAGTAATCGCAAAATGTGGCGGTATAACATTGTGTGGGACAAAGTTCTTGTCTCAGGTTTTCTGAATGCCAAGCGTATGCCGCTGCGTTCCACAGAAGAAATTGTGGTTTTCTACAAGAAGCAACCCACTTATAACCCGCAATTCTTTCAAGGAAAGCCGCTTCATGGCACTGGCACAAAACTTGAAGAAAAAGCTCCAGTGAATAATAACTATGGCAACTTTAAACGTTATGCCCAAAAGGGTGGCGATACTAAAAAATACCCCAAATCACTTGTTACATATTCACGTTCAAGCAGTGCAAAAATACAGCACCCAACACAAAAACCAGTCGATCTACTGGAATATTTAATTAAGACTTATTCAAATCTTGGAGATACAGTTTTGGATAATTGCATGGGTGTTGGGTCAACAGGTGTGGCCTGTGTCAATACTAGCCGAAATTTTATTGGCTTTGAAATTGATGACAAATATTTTGATTTGGCTACCCAAAACATTAAATGCGCACGCGCAAAGTTAGAAATTTGACTAACTTTGCTTTGAATATTTTTTTCAGAGGTATACATATGGAATTTGTAAATCATCCTTCCTATTATGGTGGGGCAGAAAATCCTTATGAGGTAATCAAAGTTATTGAAGCATGGGGGCTGGACAATAACTTTGATCTTGCAACGGTTATCAAATACCTTGCTCGTCAGGGGAAAAAGCCTCAGAACCCTGCAATTCAGGATCTGGAAAAGGCAGAATGGTATCTTACTCATGAGATTAAAAAGGTAAAAGGAAAACAGCGAAAAGAAACAACCGACATGTGGAGATTTTATCGTGGCTTTGGTAGCGATACTTGGCCTACTACTGAATGTTCCTCCGATGAAGTACATATCAAAAGTACTTTTGATAATAAAAATTCAAAGTGCAAGACAATAAATGTAAACAAAGATGCAAAGAAAGATAGTGATGAGAGTAATAAACATTGTTGCTGTGATACAGACGATCTTTTGAAACATTTTTATGATTGCAACAGTTCTCTTGAAGATTGTGACGAAAAAGATTGTGATGAATGTAATTTTAACGAAGTAGATACCGAGGATCTCCAGGAAGTAATCAATACAATTTGTGACTTTTTACATATTTCTTGTTTGAGCGATGAAGTAATGGCTTGCATTGCTGTAAACGAAACCGAAAACGGCGCAAAAGTTGAAATTGAATTTAAGAATGATGTCGGTTCCCATGGGGGCAAACATGCAATTCGTAGCTAAACGCAGCGGGGAACTGGTTCCATTTGATAAACAAAAAATTGTCGCCGCAATCGAAAAAGCTATGGCAGATACTCCAACGGGAGTAGACACGGTGCTTTCCGTGCGAATTGCCGACGAAATTGCGTCAAAAACAGAAGACCTTTCTGTAGAAGAAATTCAAGATATTGTAGAAAACAAGCTCATGGCCTCCAAACGCAAAGATGTTGCTCGTGCGTATATTATTTATCGTGATAATCATGCTAAGCGTCGCAATCTACCGCAGGATCTTGCGCATCGTTATGAATATTTTCACCGCCTGGTCACTGGTGAGGACGAAGAATCCAATAAGGAAAACTCAAACAAGGATACTCGTATCATCCCCACTATGCGGGATTACATCGCCGGTTTTACCTGCCGCGAAATGGCTACCAAGGTTATTCTGCCGCCTGATATCGCCAAGGCACATGAGGAAGGAATTATCCATTACCATGATACGGACTATTCCCCCGCCATGCCGATGTCGAACTGTTGTCTGATCAACCTGGCCGATATGCTGCAGAATGGCACGGTCATCAGCAAAACCCTCATTGAGCGTCCTCGTTCTTTTCGTACTGCCTGCACGGTCACTACTCAAATTATTACCCAAGTCGCTTCCAGTCAGTACGGCGGCAATACCATCAGTCTAGCCCATATCTCTCCATTTATTGATATCAGCCGTCAGAAATATCGAAAGAAAGTAAAAGAGGAACTTACTGCCTATTATCAGGATGTATCGGACAATATTATTAACTCTATTGCTGAAAAGCGAGTTCGCGCAGAAATCAAAGATGGTGTTCAGACAATTCAATATCAGCTGATTACCATGTCTACTACTAACGGCCAGGCCCCGTTTACTTCCATTTTCGCTTATTTGGACGAAGTACCGGAAGGTCAGCCTCGTAATGATTTGGCTATGCTGATTGAAGAGGTTCTTAACCAGCGTATCCAGGGTGTCAAAAATGAACAGGGCGTTTATGTAACCACTGCCTTCCCGAAAATTCTTTATGTTTTGGATGAAGATAATATTCACGAAGATTCCAAATATTATTATTTGACAAAGCTTGCTGCTAAGTGTACCGCCAAGCATCTGGTCCCGGACTATATCAGCGCCAAGATTATGCGCCAAGAAAAAGACGGCAATGTATTTCCTTGTATGGGCTGCCGCAGTTTTCTTATGCCGTATTATGACAAAGCCGGTAAGCCAAAGTTTTATGGTCGCTTTAACCAGGGCGTTGTAACCATCAATCTGCCGGATGTAGCTCTATCCTCTGGTGGTGATATGGACAAATTCTGGAAGATTTTTGATGAACGTTTGGAATTGTGTTATCGCGCTCTTATGACCCGTCACAATTCTCTCAAGGGTATCAAGTCTGATGTGGCACCAATCTTGTGGCAGTATGGTGCGTATGCTCGTCTAAAGCCCGGCGAAACGATTGATAAGTTGCTTTATGGTGACTATAGCTCGATTAGCCTTGGTTATGCTGGTTTGTATGAATGTATCAAGTATATGACCGGCAAAAGTCAACTCGATAAAGAAGGGTATGATTTTGGTATCGCTGTTATGCAGCGCTTAAATCAGGCATGTGATGAATGGAAAGCTCAGACTAATATCGGGTTTTCAATTTATGGCAGCCCAATCGAATCCACCACCTTTAAGTTTGCCAAGTGCCTGCAAAAGCGCTTTGGTATTGTGCCGGGCATTACGGATAAAGATTATGTCACCAACAGCTACCACATTACCCCATCTCAGCACATTGACGCCTTCTCCAAGCTGTCTGTCGAAAGTGAATTCCAGCATTATAGTCTGGGAGGTGCGATAAGCTATGTCGAGACGCCAAACATGGAAAAGAATATTGACGCTGTTTTGGAAATTATCAAGCATATTTACAATACTATTATGTATGCTGAGATCAACACCATGACCAGTTATTGCCACGTTTGTGGCTGTACCGATATTAAGATGGGTGACGATCTCAAATTCCATTGTCCCAACTGTGGCAACGATGACTTCAATAAAATGAACATTGCTCTTCGCATCTGTGGTTACATCTCAACCAATCCTTTCAATGATGGCCGCGCCCAGGATATCCATGATCGTGTTTACCATGTGGGGGCAGACTGATGAACTATGCCAAGATTAAACATTATTGCATTGCTAATGGCCCTGGCATCCGCACAGCACTCTTTGTACAGGGCTGTCCTATCCATTGTGTGGGTTGCTTTAATGAGAGTACATGGGATTTCAATGGCGGTAAACCATTCAACTATAGCACTTACAACGAAATATGCAATAGTCTATCTGAACACACAGAGCATATTGCAGGCTTATCTATTCTGGGCGGCGAGCCTCTTGCTGTCCAGAATGGGAACAGAAAAGCTATCACAGATCTATGCGAAGCTATAAAAACCAAATTTCCCACCAAAACCATCTGGCTTTGGACAGGTTATGAATGGCCTGCCGTCAAATCTCTTGAAATTATGAACTTCCTGGACGTCATTGTTACAGGTCCCTTCATCGAATCTCAAAAGGATTATACTCTTCTCTACTGTGGTTCCCGCAACCAGCAGGTCATTGATGTCAAAGCATCCCTCGCCGCCAACTCTATCATCTTGTATAAGGAGAACTAACCTATGAATCTTAATAAATACAATAAGCTTTTTCGTTTTGGAGTGCTCTTCGCAGCATTTTTCACAACGCTCGTTTTGATTATTTTCTGCCCCCGGCTCAGCGCCACCGCCTATGCCGAGTCTTCCACGCCCGAAACCGCCGCCGCCACTTACATCGTCACCTACCACGCCAATGGCGGCTGCTGGTGGAGCAACTGGTCCCGCCCGACTTATTCTTTCGCCACCAAAGAATTCAAGCAGGAGGAAGGCAAAACCTATCAGATCATTGATTCCAAACCTACCTATGGCGCTAATACCTTCAACGGCTGGAACACAGAGTCCGACGGCTCCGGCACCTGGTATTCCCCTCATCAGGAATATGTCTGTACCGGCAATATGGACCTCTACGCTCAGTGGCGCGGCCCCGTCCCTGCTCCCACAACTGAACCCACTGCCACACCGGAACCTACAGTGGAACCGACTGTTGAACCCACAGCTACTCCGGCACCAACCGCAACTCCCGAACCCATGACCACTCCGGCACCCGTTCCCTTGGTCAAGCCCAATTATCGCGCCATGTGCCGCGCCTGGTTTAGCTATCTTCGCCGCCAGATGATTGGTCTGTATAAGTAAAGGAGATACTTTATGCACTATGAAACTCCGTATGTAAACTATACTATCCCTGGAGATTTTTCTCAGGCCGTCTTGGATGAAGGCGATGTCGTTTTTAAGGATGAACTTTCCGTCAAACCTCTTGCCCCCGATATTCCCCTTCCCTCCTATGCTCACCCCACAGACGCCGGCCTGGATCTGCACGCCATCAGTGTGGAAGCACCCGGTACCGTCATCGTTGCCACCTGTATTATCCAGCCTGGCATGACCGCCAAAGTACATACCGGCATCGCCATCAAGCTGCCCCACGGCACATTCGGCGCTGTCTATCCCCGCAGCGGCCTTACCACCAAAACCGGCCTCGCCCCCGCCAATATGGTTGGTGTCATTGATGAAAACTATACCGGCGAAATCATCGTGGCCTTACATAACTACAGCAATGAACCTCAGGCGTTCGCCATCGGGGATCGTATCGCCCAGCTGGTCGTCCAACCCGTTGTCCACTGCATCGTCACCCAGGTCACAGAACTCCCCAATACCGACCGTGGTAACGGCGGCTTTGGTAGCACAGGAGAACAGTAATGCACAAACTCTATTCTGCGAAGTATATATTGATTTCTGACGGATCAAATGACATTTTTGCTAGTGATTTGTTGTTTTTAGAGGGTGAACCAACTAAACACCTTGACAGTTTTGGAACCTTTTATGAATTCTATGATGCTGTAGCTTCTTGCAAGTACCCCTGGAGCAATCACTGTTACTGTGATAAATCAATGTTCCTTCATAAACCACTTGTTAAATTTTATGGAACTTTTGACTGGTTTTTTACGGCAGAAAATTTCAAAGCACCTGTTTCTGTTGAAACGCAGTACAAAGAATGTTCCACTAAGGATTATGACTTTAATTTTTTCAAAGAAAACCTGTCCATGGACGACTTTATTATCTTTCTGCAAGAGCACGGTCTTATCGGAGGCAACACTTAATGAAACACCTTGGCGACATTACCTTGATTGACGGTTCTAAAATTGAACCAGTAGATGTGATTACGTTTGGCTCGCCATGTCAGGATCTCAGTATCGCAGGAAAACGTGCTGGTCTTGCCGGTCAACGCAGCGGACTTTTTATGGAGGCCGTCAGGATTATTAAACAAATGCAGGAGGCAACAAATGGAGAATATCCCAAATATGCAGTCTGGGAAAACGTACCCGGAGCATTCAGCTCAAATAAAGGAAAAGATTTCCTCGCCGTACTGGAAGAACTTATCCGAATCAAAGAGCCAGCCATTTCTCTTCCTGAACCTCCAAAATCAAAATGGAGTAAAGCAGGGGGGGTATCAGGTAACGGATGGAGCCTTGCGTGGCGAACCATGGATGCCCAGTATTGGGGCGTTCCCCAACGTCGCCTGCGCATCTCGCTTGTCCTCGATCTTACAGGTGGGCGTGCCGGAGAAATACTATTTGAGCCGGAAAGCCTGCGAGGGCATTTTGCGCCGGGCATCACGCCGGGGCAAGCAACTGCCGGAACTGCTGAAAATGGCGCTGGAACAGCAGATCGAGCGTTCACTCTGAAAATCCGCTCTGGGTGTGAGGGCGGCGGAAAAGGTGCGCTGGTGCAGACCGAAAAAAGCGCAACCCTCTCTACATTGCAAGATCAAACGCTCTTTGTGGCCGAACCGCCGAAGGCATACAGTTTTGACAGTTTGGCGTCCAATTCCATGAAATCCAGCAACCCACACAGCGGGTGCCGCGAGGTTGAAATCGCAAAGACCCTTGACACATCACCACCTGACCCCGCAAAGAATCAGGGCGGCATCGCTATACTAGATGTTCTGCCGTTCGATACAACGCAGATTACCAATCCGCAGAACGGCAGCAATCCACGTTTCGGCGACCCCTGCCATCCTCTTGCCGCTACAGCGCATCCTCCCGCTGCTGTGTGTGAAACGGTATTCGCTGAATCTATTGTCGAACCGACATTTTGTATTCAGGGCAACACGATTGACCGCGCAGATACGGCGGGTGCAAATGGCACCGGTGTCAAAGAGGATGTCTGTTACACTCTGAACACGATTGATCGCCCTGCCGTTGCATTCGCGCTTGACTGCCGCAATATGACTGTCAATGAGGAACTGTCCGCAACCTTGCAAGCAAAAGGCAACGGTGGACAAAGCCTCAACTACATCAATCCCGTAGCCGAGCCACTTATCTATGATGCGCGGGGCAACGGCAACGGCATCACATCTCCTACAATGACCGGCGACCACAACAGCCGCGTCACCGACTATACGGCCATCACATTACAGGGCGATACCGTAGCGGGTGCGCTACTGGCCCGCGATTATAAGGGCCCCGGCAGGGCAGATTCTCTCGGTAGAGTAATCGCCCAGCCCGTAGGTGCAGACCTGTATAACGGTACTCTAACAGGTGATAAGGCTGTAACTCTGACGACTGCCACCGGGCAGGGCGGAGCTAGCACAGGGCCATCAGTGATTGAAAAAATCATCCGCTGGATTGTGCGGCGGCTGACCCCTACTGAGTGTGAGCGCCTGCAGGGCTATCCCGATGGATGGACAGACCTTGGTAGCTGGATAGACAGCAAGGGCAAGACCCATAAGGACGCTGACACGCCCCGATATAAAGCGCTGGGCAACTCCATCGCCCTGCCGCAGTGGTACTACGTTCTCGGTGGCATCTCTGACCGTCTGCCGGATGACGCTACCCTCGGCAGTTTGTTTGATGGTATTGGTGGATTCCCGTATGTGTGGGCACAGCTACACGCTGGACGCAAAGAGTTATGCGTTTGGGCCTCGGAGATTGAGGAGTTTCCCATCGCGGTTACGAAGAAATGGTTCCCGGAGGTAGAGGATGGAAAATTATTCTGATTTCGTTGTTCACAAGTCGGAGCGGGCAGTACATACCGACAGCATCGTTCTGACCGTGGACGATCTCAACGACAAGCTGTACGACTTCCAAAAGGACATCGTGCGTTGGGCGCTGGCAAAGGGCCGCGCCGCTATTTTTGCCGATTGCGGCCTTGGCAAGACCGCGATGCAGCTTGAATGGGCGCATCGAGTGTGTGAGCATACGGGGGGGGATGCCCTCATCGTAGCGCCGCTGACGGTTTCCCCGCAGACCGTGGGCGAGGGTTTGAAGTTTGGTGTTCCTGTTACCCTCTGTGAAACTGCCGATGATATTCAGCCCGGTGTGAACATTACCAACTATGAAAAACTGGACAAATTCGCCGGGGTGCATTTCTCAGCCGTAGTGCTGGATGAATCCAGCATCCTGAAATCCTTTACAGGCAAGGTGCGCAATCAGATTATCGACTTTTTCTCGGATACGCCGTTCAGGCTGGCCTGCACCGCCACCCCCGCGCCCAATGACTTTATGGAACTTGGCAACCACGCGGAATTTTTGGGCATCATGTCCTACTCTGAGATGCTGTCCATGTTCTTTGTCCATGACGGCGGGCAGACATCCAAATGGCGGCTCAAAGGTCACGCTGAGGATGTTTTCTGGCAATGGCTGGGTAGTTGGGCTGTGGTTATGAACAGCCCCGCAGACCTCGGCTATGACCTGCCGGGGTACGACCTCCCGCCGCTGAGGGTGCATGAGGTCATCGTGGACGGAGATGCACCGATCACCGAGAGCATGACGCTGACGCAGCGCCGGAATGCCCGCAGGGCTACACTCGCGGAGAGATGCCAAGCGGCGGCCGATCTGGTGAATGGCGACCCCGGCGAACAGTGGCTCGTGTGGTGCGACCTCAATTCGGAGAGTGAAGCACTGGCGCACGGCATCCCCGATGCGGTAGAGGTCAAGGGCAGTGATAAGGCATCGCTGAAAAGCTCTCGCCTGCTTAGTTTTTCAATGGGTTTTAGCCGGGCGCTTGTCACAAAGCCATCTATCGCCGGATTCGGCATGAACTGGCAGAACTGCCACAAGATGATTTTTGTCGGTTTGTCTGACAGTTATGAGCAATATTATCAGGCTGTGCGCCGCTGTTGGCGTTTTGGGCAATCTGAGCCGGTGGATGTGTACATCGTTATCAGTGCCCGCGAGGGCGCAGTCAAGGCCAATATCGAGCGCAAACAGGCCGATTGTGATAAGATGCGGGCCGCGATGGGCGAACAGACCCGCGAAATCGTCAAAAAGCAGTTGCAAAGCACCTGCCGCCTGACAACGCCCTATGAACCGCAGACGGCTATGCGCCTGCCTGCATGGGAGGAGTTTAACCATGAATGTGCTTAATCAGTTGATCGACAGCGCACAGCGCTGGGCGATGTATCAGGGGGATTGCGTGGAAACCCTGCGCGGCATCCCCGACAACAGCATCCACTATTCCATCTTTTCCCCGCCGTTCGCAAGCCTGTACACCTATTCCAACAGTGACCGCGATATGGGCAACAGCAGCGACGGCGCGGAGTTTGCACAACACTTTGGCTACCTTGTGGCCGAGCTATACCGGGTCATCATGCCGGGGCGGCTGGTGTCCATCCACTGCATGAATCTGCCCGCCATGAAATCCCGTGACGGCTTTATCGGCATCAAGGATTTTCGCGGTGACATTATCCGCGAGATGACCGAGTACGGCTTTATCTTCCATTCGGAGGTGTGCATCTGGAAAAACCCTGTCACGGAGATGCAGCGCACGAAAGCCCTCGGCTTGCTACACAAACAGATCCGCAAGGATTCTGCGATGTCGAGGCAGGGGCTGCCGGATTACGTGGTGACATTCCGCAAGCCCGGTGAAAACCCTGAGCCTATCCCCCACGACCATGAATCTTTTCCCGTGGATGTTTGGCAGAAATACGCCTCGCCGGTCTGGATGGATGTGCGGCAGTCCAACACCTTGCAGCGCAAGAGCGCCCGCGATGAAAAGGACGAAAAGCACATCTGCCCGTTGCAGTTGGATGTAATCGAGCGGTGCATCGACCTATGGACGAATCCCGGCGACATCGTGCTTGATCCGTTTGCGGGTATCGGTTCTGTGCCCTATCAGGCCGTACTCATGGGTCGTCGTGGGCTGGGTGTTGAACTGAAAGACAGCTACTACGCGCAGGCCGTGAAAAACCTTGAGAGCGCAGCCACCGATGCCGACAGCCACGAAATCAACACCAATGTGCGCCTGCGCTGCCCCGTGTGCGGCATCAAGGTTGACGGCAAAATCTGCCCGCTGTGCGGTAAGGATTTGATGGCAAAGGAGGAGTAAAGCATGGAACGGACGACAAACTCTGCGGATGCCCGCCGCGCGGCGGATTATCTGTCCAGATACTGTGACGAGTGCATTGGGTGCGTCAACTGCATTTTTGACATTGGCGAGGAGGGGCAGTCCTGTCGTATCAATAATGGGTGCGCTCCTATCAGTTGGGCGTTACCCTCAATCTGGACGGAACAAGACATTGCACTTGCAAAAGCTATGATGCCCTTTGCAAAAACCATCGTATGGCCCGTTGAGCTGAATCCTAATCCGAATCACCGCTATTTTGAGGGCGAGGGACAGCGCACCATCCCGCTGCCGACAGGGGCTTTTAATAATCTGCGTCCCGGCGAGATTATCAATCTAGCTGACATTGTGGGAGGTACAGACGATGCCCGATGACGTTTTGGAAATGATCGGCACGGCGGCACTGCTGGAACAACTTGCCGAGGAATCGGCTGAACTGGCGCAGGCCGCGCTCAAGATGGCCCGCAAGATACGCAACGAGAACCCCACGCCTAAATCCCACTCAGATTGTGTTGCCAATCTGCAAGAGGAAATCGCAGATGTGGAATTGTGCATCAGCATTTTGCCCGCCGCACTGAATGACCCCGCCGAGGTCGGCAGGACGATGACCGCCAAGCATCGGCGGTGGAACGAACGGCTACACGACGAAAAGCTCTGGGAGGTGAGCAGCCATGAGGATTGACATTCGAGACAGTAAATACTCCATCATCTACAACGAAAACACCGGCGCTGTTGAGGATGTCCTCTGGTGTAATGAGAGCGCCGAGGATTTGAAAAACCTCAATGTCGTGGCTGATATGGCCCGTGAACTGGCCGTATATA